CCATATAAAAACATACTGGATCTTCTAGTAGGTAAGAAGCTGATAAAAGAAATTGGCGAACGTGGTGTTCGAATCCCACTCTAGTGTGTTTCTATATGGTAATATAGCATAGTGGCTAATGCAGTTGCTTCATACGCAGCCTATCGTTGGTTCGAGTCCAACTATTACCACCAAGACGTTCCGAGTGTCGTCGGATACTGTGACCCGCAGGATGAGAAGTAGTTTGACAACTACGGGTGGTTCTAGTCAAACCGAACTAGCGTTAGCGACACGAGAGTCTTCCCTGGTCGGGGAGCGGGTGGAAGGTGAGGTCAGACTGGGGCAACCCGGGAAAGGATGCACTAAATTACCGCCGCAGGGAAGAAGCACCTAATTCAGGTCCCATAGTTCAGCCTGGCCTAGAATAACTGCCTGTCACGCAGTAGACACGGGTTCGAATCCCGTTGGGACCGCCAGACATTTTTATAAGTAATACACTGCCCCGATGGTGGAATTGGTAGACACGGTGGTCTTAGAAGCCACTGCTTCGGCATCCGAGTTCGAGTCTCGGTTGGGGCACCATATATAAATGTACTTAAATCCGTTAAAAGATCAGGTTTGGTATCCCAGTCTCTGCGTTGGCATAGCCCGCATACTTAATACACCTTAGTATGTTTATATATGATTTATGGGTCGTTAGCTCAGTTGGTAGAGCGTCTGCCTTACACGCAGAATGTCGGCAGTTCGAGACTGTCACGACCCACCATCCGAGGAGAAACTGTATGTCGAGTAAAGAAACGTTAGACAAGGCATACGGTAATATGCCTAAAGAAGTAGGCTTCAATGTTGACTGGGGATTCATTCCAAGTTGGCGAGGTGTAAAGTACTATTGGTATACATTAGTACGCAAGGTTACAAGATAAATGGAATGGTCCCATAATGGTATTGGAGCGGATTGCTAATCCGTCGATCGGCGAAAGTCGGTTTCTGGGTTCAAGTCCCAGTCATTCCGCCAGTTTTAGTTTTTGGGGGTTTAGCTCATCTGGGAGAGCGGCAGCTTTGCAAGCTGTAGGTGATCGGTTCGAGTCCGATAACCTCCACCAAAATATTCCCTAGTAGCTCAGAGGTAGAAGCACCTGACTGTTAATCAGGGTGTCGGTGGTTCGATCCCACCCTGGGGAGCCAGTTTTTTAAATTCTAGCCTATGCTAGACATATATACTTTTACGCCCTGCTAGTTAAATGGTATAACTCCTGTTTTGTAATCAGGCGTCGGCAGTTCGATTCTGTCGCGGGGCACCATTAATTAGGAGACATATGAAATTTGCATTTTTAAATCCAACTGTAATAGCATTAGATGATGTTCCACAGGATGTATTCGATAAACTGTATGATATGGTGCACCTAGCACACACGCATTCAGATCACGATGATTCAGGGAACCCACAGCTAAGTGTTAGAGGCGGACAGCAAATTCAATTAGTCCCTAACGAGTTTGGTCTAGATACTGATGTACTAAAAGACTATATTGAAAAAATAGCACAAGAGTACTTAGATTCCATTCAACAACAAAATCCGTTGGTTAATCTTGCGTCAGTGAAACCTTTGTTGATCTCTGCTTGGACTATTAAACAAGGTCCAGGGGATTATCAAGCACTTCACAGTCACGAGTCGAACCTAAGCGGAAATATCTATATCGATGTACCAGTGTTGGAAAACGCTAAACCATCAGATAGTCAAATTGAATTCAAGTTACCAATGACCAAAGACATCGCTCATTTTATCTTTTCAGATAGTTGGAGATTCCACCCAGAGAAAGGCAAGATGATCGTGTTTCCAGGTCACATACCACACACCGTCTATCCGTGGAACGGACAAGGGCATAGAATTGTTTTAGCCTGGGATGTCCAATTAGTGGATAGAGCGGTTGACATTAAGTAAGAAATAACGTATAATAAGTTTTGTTGTGTAGCAATACACAACCGGTGAAGCGAAAGGTAGAAGAGGATAGACACATAGGAATGAGCTTCACGCTTACTCCGAAACTTACAATCCAACTTGAAACTGGATCGTGTTTATGTGTTCCGATCCCTAATAAACTGTCATTTGTTAATCGGAAATATATGGACCTCTGTGTATTGTATTTTGCACGTTGTCAACGAAGATTATAACCCTTCATTGTATATTGTCCGGTCTATTACTTGACCTTTCGTAGATCCGTCATTTTTAACACAAAGGAGCCCTATGGCTAGGTATTGTTCGGACGAAGCAGCGAAAATGGTTGGCGGAAGATTTAACTTAGTCTTGGTGGCATCACAGAGATCAAGAGAACTTAAAAATGGTTCAATGCAGAGAGTAGAAGGCAAAGATGCCACTACCAATGTAACCGCCTTGAGAGAAATCGAAGAAGGCAAATATACATTTCAAGAATATTTAGACAAATTGCACAAGAAGGAAAGACAACTATGAACATCTCTTTAAGAAAAGCCAGTGCGTTACAGAACGCAATCAATGATGCTATCAAAGGCATCAAGTTCAATCTGTCTGTTGAACTCAATGAGTTCCAGGACGTGGCAGAAGAACTAAAGAAAGCCAATGACGAGCTAATGACAAACGACACACGTCGTCAGAAACTGCTGTTGGCATTGTACAACATCCGTGGATTGGTCGGCGCTGCTAATGCCAGCGCAGGTATCGATCTCAAGTTGGCAACTGCCGCATTCGTTGACAAACGTATTGCACAGTTGGAAACTATCGCTCAAGCAGAGCCACATACCGATCTTAAAGTGATCGCTGGCAAGTTGGACAAGATCCGAAATGACAAGAGCGACACTGCTCGTAGCCGTATCTACGGTTACAGCGATACAGTATCAACCACTGTGGTTAGCAAAGAGCAGATCAGTGAAGCTAAGGCTGAGATTCAAAATCTCAAGAAGCAGAAGCAGAAGCTCAATGACGAAGTTCTTGAGTTAAACATCAAGACAGAAGTTCCTCTGACTGACGATGTGGTGGCAACACTACAAGCAGAAGGACTACTGTAATAGACCCCGGTTTACTCTTTTACGTTATAATAAGAGCGTCCCTGAAACGATAGAACAGGGGGTACACTAGGACCTGACCTCACAGTCCCTCTTTAAGGGATACTGGAAACTGCCTAGGGTTAGGTTTAACACCTTCTCCAGAAGAACAAATGTTATGGACAGAGTAACCGCTCAGTCTAGGGCCTATGTGGTGTAGGTAGCTAGACACTTTATAAAAGCTCTTTGAAGTTTAACTACACTGGAAAAAGCGAGTAACTGCTAAGTCGACTACACAGTGAAAGTCTCCAGGAAGATACGGAGTTAGACAGTTTGGTTCGATTCCAACAGAGAGCCTCTATAAAGTTATAGCGGGTTGGAGAAGAGGAATCTCGGGAGTCTCATAAGCTCCAGATCGGCGGTTCGAATCCGTCACCCGCAACCATTTCGGAGTGTAGCGCAGCCTGGTAGCGCACCTGGTTTGGGACCAGGGGGTCCAAGGTTCGAATCCTTGTACTCCGACCAATTACTAAAAGGACATAAATGATCAACGAAGAAGATACAAGCAGTGAAGATGCACTAGCAGAGTTCTTAGCTAAGGGTGGTGTAATACAACAGTTAAAACCAAACCAAAGTGGCAGAGTCGATGGTGCAAGCTATTCTTCTTGGTCAAAGAAAAAACCTTCTGTAAGTCCTTTAGCCAGTCCTCCAGAGGATCAAGACAGTTAATTATTAAATAGAAGCACGATGCGGGAATAGCTCAGCTGGTAGAGCGATACCTTGCCAAGGTATAGGTCGGGAGTTCGAACCTCCTTTCCCGCTCCAAAGGATAATATGAAAGTAATAGATCAAAATGATGTGTTTCGCAAATATGATTTTAGCTCAGTGATAACTGAAGCTGACAATCAACAGGCAATGGACATTGTTCGAGATATCATAGGCAATGGCAATTACTTTCACAACAGTCCAAAATATCAAACTAAAGAAAACATATTCGCTAGACCAGAACCCGTTTGGTTAAAGTATAGAATGAGCTTTTTAATGAGTGTGTTTATGTATCTAGGCCGTGAAGTTAAAGTACACGATATGATGGCTTGGTCGTTTATGACTAACCTAGCCACAGCAGAAGATCGTGATAAACTTTGGCATCACCATCACAAAAACGGAACCCATATGTTAAGTGGAGTCTTTTATCTACACATTCCACCAGACGTAAAAGATCGTGACTATGCTGGAACAGAGATGGCTCCATTCGGTCCTACTCACGAAGAAAAGTTTTTTGTTCGTCCTACCGACAATGCTTGGTTGATATATCCTTCAAAGGAATGGCATCGTCCAGGCATTGTGCAAAGTGATCAATATCGCTTTATTCTTGCCGCTGACATTGTGATCGAACTATGAACATAGCGTGGACACTATATACAGACCCTAAGTATGCTGATGTCAGTCAGTGGAAAGACCTTGTCTACTTTGAACCAGAAGCTCTTTGGCCCTTGGTCATTGAAGAACGTGGGAGTGCCGATTATACAAAATGTCCGGCTGTTTCGGACTTCTTTGACAATGTATTTGTTATACGTTGCCCTTATGATGTTATAATAAGTTATCAGCAAGAAGGAGATATGTTTACTACAGATCGACTAGGACAGGATTGGTACAATCAAACGTTCTATCCAAGATTTCCAGTTGTTGATAAAAATGGTAATCTAGTCAGTTCTTGCATAACACTTCGCATCAATTATCTATTTGTTGCGGATGAGGACGTTGAAATTGAAACCTTCGATGTGCCTTTGCTCTCTAACAATTTAACTAGAAACATAAAGATGATTCCGGGCAAGATGAATATACATCGCTGGGTACGGCCTGTGGACTTTACATTCGAAGTAGTAGACTTGACTAAGCCTATCGAACTAAAGCGTGGTGATCCAATGTTTGCTATCCGCTTTAAAACCGACAGTAAAGTCAAGTTGACTCACATAGACTACAGCGAAGATTTAAAACACGCTGCTGAAGCTTGTCTAGCTTCTAAGACCTATGTTCCACGCAAAAGCCTCAAGTACAGATACGAGATGGCCAAACGTTTTTTGAAAAATAAAAAATGGTTATGAAATATCGTATGGATTGTCCGTTTGTAATTGGACAGTTTGAAAAACACAGCGACTTAAAAGAACAGGTACTTTCTGCTATCAATAAAGCGGAAGCTGATCATTTAGTTGAGCCAGAAGATAATATGGACATATCTAGGTGTGACTGGAGATTAGGTCGTTGGGATCACACTAGACCGTGGTTTCAATCACTGCAACCTCATTGGCACGATCATATGACTGCTGTTAGCAAAGAACTCGGCTACGAGTTTTTTAGACTTAAAGAAATTTGGTTTCAACAGTATAATACAAATGCGCATCACGGGTGGCACGTACACGGTAGTAATTGGACCAATGTTTATTTTTTAGAAATGCCCGAAGACAGTCCTAAAACTCAATTTATCAATCCATTTAATCAAACAGAGATAGGAACATTTGAAATCAAAGAAGGTGACATATTAACCTTTCCTAGTTTTGTAGTTCATAGAGCACCGATCAATTTAAGCAATAATAGAAAGACTATTATTTCTTGGAATATGGATACTGAAATTGCTCCAGGACTATATCAAGAATAACGCGGGGTTGGCATATTGGTTGTGTCCCAGCCTTCCAAGCTGGTTAAACGAGTTCGATTCTCGTACCCCGCTCCAAATAATCTGGCGTTCGTTCAACGGATAGGACACGATTCTTCTAAAGTCGTTATAGGGGTTCGATTCCCTTACGCCGGACCAGTGTTAAAAATGCGACTGTGGTGAAATAGGTAGACACAAGAGACTTAAAATCTCTCGCTTTCGGGCGTGCCGGTTCGATTCCGGCCAGTCGCACCATTTTGAAAGCCCTGCTGGTTGACAGGGCTTTCGTTTGATTGTATAATATATGTTAAATAAATGTTCTTAAGGAGTTGGTATGATTAAAGAGTACGAAAGCATTCAAGGTGATAATTTAGAAGAAGCTGATATGGCTCAACTGCTATCAGTGACTGCTAATGCAGATGCTGTAGCACGAGTTCGAGCTGCCATTCCAACAGGACCTAGCCAAAGCCATTGTGACGAATGCGGAGAAGAAATCCCAATGGCACGTCAAAAAGCAGTGCGTGGCTGTAAGACCTGCATTGACTGCCAAAATCTACTAGATAGGATTAAGAAAAATTATGGTTGATACTTTTTTAGCATTATGGTTAATGGCATTTGCTAATAATTCCTATAATGAAATGACAGCACTGCCTCCGGTGGTTAAAGTAGAGAAATTAACAGTACCAGCAGAATTGTATTATCCAGAGTTAACGGACAATATGTGGGATCCAAATTGGATTAACAAGAAAAGTTAATCTGTGGCATCTTTACAACACCCCGTTAATTTTGGTTGACGGGGTTTTTGTTTGGCGTTATAATTATGGTATGATAGAAGTAAAAAGTAAAACAAAAACAGAAAAATTCGAAACACTAGCCCTTGCAATGACTTGGGCTAAGACTGTAGATGAGTTCGTAACCATTAATGTTAATGGTATGGAAATAGTAGGACGATTTGGCGCTGACAGCATTGTCAACGGCAAGTGTCCAGATGGTGTAGATTACACCTGGAAAAAACGGAGAATATAATGCCTTGGATTGAAAACATACCGTTGGAAAATGTAGCAAAAGGTCAACATCACGATTGCGGGGCTAACAGTATGCTGATCCAAATTTCGGATCACGATATGGCTTTTCCTACACCAAAGCATACATTCAAAGAAGTGCATCAGTTTACTTTTTTGGATATTGAAGAAGACGGTATGACCAATACCGGCGGTGGTATGATTGACCTCAGCGAGTTTGCTATTACAGATGAACAGGCTGCAGAACTTGTTCGCTTGCTACAACACGCAATGGAAAATCGTATGAACGTAGTGGTTCATTGCCACGCAGGTATCTGCCGTAGTGGTGCAGTCTGTGAAGTTGGGGTTATGCTGGGTTTTGGAGACTGTGAACGATTCCGAGCACCTAACCTGCTAGTCAAGCATAAAATGATGCGGGTACTTGGTTGGACTTACGACAGCGAAGAAAAGTCCTATGATGTACACGGTACGACAAACGAGTGGGGTTTCATCACTCCAAACAAAGCGATTGACTAATTAACTGTTTGATGCTATAATTGTATATTAAACAGTGAAAGGCATAAAATGGCTGGCAAAGCGAAATCGGTTTACCTAACAGTGACAACAATGGATCACAAATCAGTTTTCCATCGTATGTTTTTCAATGCAAAAGAATTCAACGAGTTTGTTAAAACTGATGAGTTCAAAGCAAAGTACCCAACAACAGAATTTAAAATTGTAAAAGAAGTTTACTAAAGAAAGGAGGCGAGTATGCCAAGTGTATTCTTAGTAAGCGATACACACTTTGGACACTCAGGTGTATGTCGCTTCACCCGCAATGACGGGTCAAAATTGCGTCCGTGGACAGATCCAGATGAAATGGACGAAGCAATGATTTTAGCCTGGAACGAGCGAGTCAAGCCCACTGACAAGGTCTATCATTTGGGCGATGTTGTCATTAACCGTAAGGCTATGAAAACATTGGCTCGACTGAACGGTGATAAAGTATTGATCCGCGGTAACCACGACATCTTTAGAGATGACGAATATCGCGAATACTTTAGAGAGTTGCGAGCTTATCACGTTATGAACGGTATGATCTTGAGTCATATTCCAGTACATAGCGACAGCTTGGGGCGTTTTGGAGTTAACATTCACGGACACTTGCACAGTAATCGTGTTAAGAAACCCCGAGGAGTGGACGCTAAAACAGGAGAAATCTTGTATAGCGATCAAAACGATGTGCGTTATCACTGCGTTTGCGTAGAGCAAACACCGGACTTTGCACCTATCTTGTTTGAAGATGTTATCAAACGCATCGAAGCAGAAGGCGGATCAGTTGGATTTAGGAACGGAAACGGACCTACAGTGGATTAAACTGCGTAGTTTTAATAGGGCCTTAGGGCCCTATTTTTTTGGCTGGCATAAATATATTGAATACCTTACATCCAGGAGTTTTAGATATGCCATTACAGATTCGCAGAGGCCTTGACGCGGAAAGACTAGCCCTAACGCCAGCTACAGGCCTAGCACAAGGCGAACTAGTCTATGTTACAGACTCAAAACGTCTTTACATAGGAACCGGTTCAGCAGGCGAGCATCAAGGCGTTGCTATTACTGGTTATACCAACGAGGACGCACAGGATGCGGCCGCTGGACTTTTTACCGCTACTACAACTAGCGGTACTACAAATACTAACATTTCATTTGCCTACAACGATTCAGCAAATAAAGTAGTAGCCACAGTTGACCTTACCGCATTAGGCACTAACATCGGTCTTAACGGTCATACAATTACAGGTAACGGTAGCATTACTATCAGCGGACTTGTTACAGCAGACCTAAAAGGTTCTGTTGCAGGTGACGACTCAGTGCTGCTAGTAAACGGTGCCGATTCAACGGTTAACCTAAGCGAAACTATTGTTGCAGATGTTAAACCAAGAATTAACTTTTCGCCAAATCTAGGAGCAACATCAAGAAGATTCAATGCTCTATTTGTTAGCGGAACAGGTGGTGTTGACGTAGGCGGTGCACTTATCACTGGTACTGGCGGCATACTTAATCTACCAGCTGGTTCATTAATTAATGGCCGTCCTATCACTCCAATAGACGGTGCGTTTACGGTACTAGATATCAAAGGCTCTGTGTTCGGTGATGATTCTACACTGCTAGTCGATTCTGTGGCAGGCACCATCAAAGGTGCTGTGGACAGTACTACAGTCAAAGCTAGTTCGTATGTGCAATCTCCATTAATAAATGCAGGTAGTCTTACACAGAATGGCGTGTTCAATGTTTATAATACTACAGACTTTTTTGGAACATTCTTTACCATAACAACATCTGGTCCCGGAGCTTTCCTAGATTTCCACGCTTCGAGAGGAACCCTTGCTTCACCTGCTGCATCACAAAATAATGATTACATCAGTGGTATTCTTTTAAAAGGACATAACGGAACTGCCTATGTACGTGCTGCGGCAGTTGTTGCTCTAGCAGACGGTAATGTCGTTAACGGTGAAGTTCCTGGAAAAGTTGTTATTTCTACTAAGAACTATGCAGGTACTTTAGACAATTCATTCACGTTTAACAGTCGCGGAGTATTCGAAGCTCCGGTAATTAAACATACACCATTCGCAGATGCTACTGCACGTGATGTGGGTATGAATGCTGGTGCTGGTATGATAGTATATAATACAGCACTTGGCCAATTCCAAGGTTACACATCAGGTTGGTACAGTGTATTAACTTCTGACAAGATTGGTTATACTACAGGTGTTGGTGGCGCAGTTACACAGATTAATACCAAAGCAACATCAGTTACACTAAACAAGATTTCTGGACAGATTACCTCTCATACAGAATCCCTAGCAGGTAATGCCACTGTTATTTTTGATGTTCTAAATAGCACTGTATCACAAACAGATACTATCATTATTAATATGAAATCTTCAGGATCAAATATTGGACAGTATCAATGCTGGATCGCTTCTATTGGTAATAACACATTTACGGTTGCTCTAAGAAATATGAGTGGAAGTCCGCTCGCAGAAGCAGTGACAATGAACTTTGCTGTAATTAAAGCTGTTGCAGCTTAATTCCAACGAGGATAGCGATTTAAATTCTCAAGAAACCTGTCTGGATATATACGCCAGACAGTTTGATCCGTACTGCGATAATTCATTTCGCACACACGTTCTACAATACCTAACTTAGCAAGTGTAGGAAAGTAATGTCTGTGTACAAGTCTTTGACTTGCTGCTGTGCTTTCATTACTAGTAGCATACAACTCTCCCTTGGCCCAATTGATACAGGCAGGCAGTAGGAACTGGTCTGTTAAATTCTGATGTTCGGCGATTAGTTTTTTAGGTGTAATCAATCCACCATTCTGACGGGCTGTACCAAATGTACAAGTACGTGCTAACACACGATAAGCAGTTGGGCCCATAAGTGTAAAAGAATGAGCGGCAACACTACCGACAGCCTTGTCGTCTTGATACAATATCCACGCAGCCCATTCTGGTTCATTTCGAAAACAATCTATCATTGCCTGTTGACTAGAGTTGTTAAAAAATCCTCGACTGGCTGCTTCTTTGTAAAACTCTGTTAGATTAAGATCTTCACTCCAGGGAATTATTTTATACATTCTAAATACCTAAGCAACGGACTTAGTCCTATAACTTTATTATTTTTTGTAGCCATATGAATAGTGTCACTAGGAGTAAGACCAAAATCATTACAAATTTTAAAGTGATTATCACCGTGGTGATTCCAAAGATAATCCGGCTCACTGTTTTCTAAAATATAATTTGCTATCACAACTGGATAAGCAGTTACCTGTAAATGATCATTCATCAGAGTGATTGAATCCTCATTTAAAATTTTAGTCCAACGCAGTCCTATACGATTCCATCCGCTAGTACCATAACCCTTGCTCATACTTACTCCTAGACTTTCGATAGCAGGATGACTAAAATCTATATTAACGTTCCTAGCTGCCGTTAACCAGGCTGCATCGATATGCACGGGGATCTTCAGTTCAGCACAGGAGTCTAATATTTGATTCATATCGGCACGTTGTTTTCCAATACTACTAAATGGCGCTGAAATGATCAACGGCACTTTTGGGCGTAATGTACTAGGTAGTGATCCAACAATAAATTTCCCTAATCGATGGTGATAGCTGTATTCTTTTTCTAATACCTGTACCTCTCCTTTTAAATGCAGGTTATCTATATACTGTGTACATCCTTGGATAATATCAACACGATGTGCTAGGTCAAGGCCTGTTATTTTGTTTAGGGTCGATCCTACAATGTGTTGAGAAAATAGTCTTCTAAACTTTTCGTATATCGGCGAGGTTCCTTCAATTTGTGCTACTGAAAATGAATCGTCTATGCAATTCCAGTCGTAGTCTTTTTTATCTATTATATTTTGTATAAGAGACTGATGATGTTTATCAACAAACGGCCGGCATTTTGTTTTTTCTAAATACTGTTCATCATACGCACTAGGTGCAACTATATTAATCATAGTTGAAATCCTCAGAAAACTTGCCTTCAACTTTAATAGTCAAGCTGGATTTGTTATAAGAATTGATATTACCGTGCCAGTTATAATGATTAAAAGTAGCTGTATGTCCTTCTACAGGAACTTTATGAGTTATGTTTCCAGACTCATTTATATCATACAAAAAAAACTCTCTATCAGTATCAAATCTAAACCAAATCAAATCTTGTAATTTATCTGGTTGACATTGTTCTCCCTTTTCATAAGGTAAGAAGTTAAAGTCTCTATGGAACTTTAACGGGCAATAATGATCATTATAAAAAAAACTAACAGAGTCGATCTTCTTAAAAGGTAAGGTGTGTATCCAGTTGTGTATCACAGGAGTTACCCAAGGTTCGATATTTTTTTGCGGTGTGTAATCTATCAAATGCAAGATTTTATAAGGATTAAAAGATCCATATTTTAATTGTAGATATACAGCCAATTGCTCTTTATTGTCAAATTCTGTAAATTTAGAATCTTGATTTTTGTGCAATGTATAATACAAAAACGGATTTTCGATTATGTATCTCCATTGACAATCTATCGGAATACTTCCAGCATTCCAACTAGATACTGCTCGATCTTTATTTTTAGCAAACAAGAAGTAAAACTCATCTTTTAAACTTAAGAAGTGTTCTATGTCTAAATAGTTGTCTAGTGTGTAAAACGGTTTTTGTTTTAATAAAAGCATACTATTATTTATAGGAGTAAAACAGCCAATGACAATTTCTAAATTTACCTACGATAAAAAATGGTTTGGTTTAGGAATTCCTAACGCTGACTTAACAGCTCCGTGGCAAACCCCAAATCTGGAAACTGATAAGTTTTATCCAGACCTAAGCGGCAGCATAGATTATAAATTAAATTCTCAAGGGTACCGAGATGTCGATTGGACCCCAGATCAGTTGAATAACAGTATATGGTGTGTAGGGCATAGTGATGTTGCAGGAATAGGCGTGGAGCACAAAGATAGTTGGCCTGCGTTATTAGAAAAGAGCACAGGAGTAAAAACAATTAATCTAGGAGTTGTTGGCGGCAGCTGGGACACTATCTCTAGAGTACTATCTTCTGCACTTACAACGCACAAACCAAAATTTGTTTTCATTCAGGCAACAACTAGAGATCGCAGAGAATACATTACTAACGAAAGACAACAGGTTGTATTACCAAGTATGGAAGACGATCGGCAAGTTGATTTAAATTTTTGGAAATTCATTGACGAAGAGAATAGCCAATATTCTTTAGAAAAAAATATAACTATTATTGATCTAGCCTGTAAAGTAGCTGGCGTTAACTATTTAATTTTTGATTTTGCTGATAGATGGAATATTATTAGAACATATCCTGCTGCTGACGGAAAACATATAGGTGTTGTACCTCACCGTATGATTTCAGAATACCTTACTGCTGAACTAAAGAAACACCAACTTGATTAAGAAATATTTTATCTAGAGTTAGTATTTCATCTAAGAAGATACTGTCGATAGTAAAACTTACAACACCTTCCTCAAATTTAAAATTAGTTATTTTCCCATCCTTGTTAGCATAATTTAACCAAGGACTAACAATTTGATCAAACGCATATCGATGCTTAACTGCTCCACTAATAATAATATTTGTTGGGTTAGCTATTTCAGTTCTGTTCAATAGATTACGAACAACTAATTGATACCGGTCGGTATTTCCAAAATTAACAGCAGAATGTAGTACACCAGCATTCATTATCATCCAGGATGTGTGAGGTAAGGTTGGGTACAATTCCTTAGTGTTTAAATCTACAAGATAAGAGTTTTCGCCTAATATAGTAATATGCCATCGATCATCGATATCTGCGTGGACGGTGTAGCAGGCCCCTTCGGTTAACTTTATAAGTCTGGCCTCACCGTGATTGGGAAGTGTAGATAAAATTTCTTCCCATACTGTGTTTTTGTATTCGGTTTTAATAATCCAAGGGTCGTAGAAAAAATCACCAGACGGAGTGTTTAATGACAGTTTAGTCTGCTCAACGAAATTAGGAATAGACTGTTGAGCCCTTCCTAACTGCGTTTGACTAATTTGGTATTCAGTGTTGGTTAGCATTGAAATATTTATGTGCTATTATTATAGGGTAAATATTAATATGGAACGATATAAGGTAGCCCCAACATACGAAGAACACTGGTTAGAGACAGATAGACCTCAACCACTATCCGACACAAGAATAGAAACTGTTATACAAGGTATTCTAGATGGTCGGTTAGGTATGGATATTACTGATAAAGTTTATACTGATTTTAAAAAAGAAACCAGCGATTGGATTTTTAATACTCAACTAAACAGCCTAACCGGGTTTGATTCATTTAATCGATTAGATATTACCCAAGGCTGTACACAGTTTATTGACACTATCTATATGAAAGGTCCCGTCCAGGTGTTACAGGGTGATTATAAGTATCATCATAGATTAGGCAACTGGGGACGAACCGTTGGCAATCTATCTGCTAATATTCCACTAATCATAGCAATGCCCTTTCCTAGCACAGGATCGGTACACACTCAAATGGAGGATATATTGAATGAATGTTTGGACAAAAAGATTGAAGTACATATCGACGGCGCTTGGATCAGTTGCTGTCGTGATATTGATTTTGATTTTAGTAATGATGCTATTAGATCCGTTGGCATCAGTCTTAGCAAAGGTCTTGGTCTCGGCTGGAACCGCGTAGGACTTAGGTGGACAAAAGACGACAAGCCAGATGCAATTACTTTAATGAATGATTTTAGAATGAACCTTAGAGCAGTATCAATGATTGGCTTACATTTTATAAGAAATTTCCCCAGTGATTACCTATGGACAACCTACGGTGATATCTACCATAAAGTCTGCAAAGATTTTAATCTGACTCCTACCAAGAGTATACATCTTGCACTTAGAAACGGTCAAGCCGTTGGCATTAGCCCATTAATAAGATATGCCTCAAACAATTAATCCACCAACATTTTGTATGCACCCATTTACTGGGCTTGCTACTAGAGAAGACGGCGCAATACAGGTATGTTGTCGTAGCCATCCTATTGGTAATATAAAAGATAACACCCTGGAAGAGATCTGGAACGGAGACAATATGAAACGTATCCGTAAGCAAGTGCTCACAGGGTATCGACCAAAGGAGTGTGAGCCCTGTTTTAGTTTAGAAGACCAAGGTGTTGAAAGTTTACGGCAACGACACGTACTTGGAAAAATCCCAGAGGCACGGATTAATTTATATCCCAATGCCGTTAGTACAATGCGTAAAGATCATACAATGCCGTTTGAGATTCCTACTATGGAACTTAAACTTAATAACTTATGTAATTTAAAATGTCGTATGTGTCATCCGGGGGATAGTACCGCTTGGAATGATTGGGCAGAAGTTAAAGAGTTTTACAAAGGTGAAGGGCAGGTTATATTCGATATCGTTGAAGAACACAATTTAGAAAAGAAACCGTTACTAGATAAGTTTGAAGATAATCCCAATTGGTGGATTAGTTTAGAAAAGAACTTACCCTACTTCCGACGTGTGGAATTCGCAGGAGGCGAGCCTCTAATGGATCCGCAACACTTTCGAATATTAGATATGCTTGCTCCGTATGGTGATCAAATTGAAATCAAATATGCCACTAACTTAACCACGCTAGGTAAGAGCAATCGCACAGTTTGGCAATACTGGCCTAAATTTAAATCAGTAGCGGTAAATGTAAGTATTGACGGTATTGGCACTAGCTATGAATACATTCGCGGCAATGCCAGCTGGGCTGAACTTATAAACAACATTAAACAAATACAAACTATTCCAAATATTAGTCGCATTGTGGGAGCAGTGGCTGTGCAGGTCAGTAACATTCTCATACTTGACAAAATGATAGAATATTTTTTAAACGATTTAGGTATTGTATTTTATACTAATATGGTACAATATCCCAACGTATTATCTGCACAAGTTATTCCTAACGAATTAAAATCAATAGCTATTATTCGTTTAAAAGATGTTAGGGAATTAGTTCCGACTTTTAAATTAGTAAAAGAACATCCGATGTTAGAAGAGCTAACTTACAAACAAATCGACGGCATAATTAATTTCATCCTAGCAAAGGATAATACCCACTTGTGGAATGATTGCATAGAGTATAACCGTCGATTAGATGTCACAAGAGAACAGAGTTTCTTTGATGTAACTCCAGAGTTTAAACCCTATGTTTAAAGTTACCAGTGCTTGGCCGCATCAGGATCAATTAAAGGTTGAATGGAATCTTGGCAAAAGGTGCAACTACGATTGTACATATTGTCCGGCAAGCATACACGATCACCATAGCCCTCATACTGACATAAATTTGTTGGAGGCAACTGTAGATAAACTGTGTGCGATTGGTAAGCCATTGCGCATTAGCCTAACAGGAGGCGAACCTTGTGTACACCCGGACATTGAAGACTTATTAGAATACTTTAGACGCAAAGATGTGTTCTGGGTAAATTTGACAACTAACGGTACACGCCCCAGTAACTGGTACCTACAAAATGAGATGTTTTTCAACCACTTAGTGTTCAGTCTGCATTTCGAACACGATTGGGAACGGGTGCATAGAAATATCATACAGTACCAGGCAGGGACTCAAACAGATTTCTTTGTCAATGTTATGGCACATCATAAACATATGGACAGTGTTCGCAAGGTAGTTAAAGAGTACAGCGATCGTGGAATAAAATATGCTGTTAGGCGTATTCGATGGACTGACGGCGACCACAATATATTTGATGATTTAAAATATGAAGGTAAAGATCTTGAATGGATACTGAATCAAGATTCTACTGTAAAACCCAATTGTAGGATAGATGAGTCAGAAATAATGCACAGTAACGATGTTATTAAAAAACATTTAAATCAATTTAAAGATTGGTCTTGCAACGCCGGACTCGAAAGTCTTATGATAAATTGGGACGGTGATGTTCATCGTGCGACCTGTAGAGTCGGTGGCAGTCTAGGTAACATTTATAAAGGTAGCTTTGTTGTTCCTAGCAACCCCATTGTATGTACTAGAGACTGGTGTACCTGTGCTGCAGATATTCCATTAACAAAAATTAAAAATGATTAAAACTACCGCAATTAGACTGCTAAATCCTACAGCAATGTCGGTTACCTGGGATACTGGTCGCAGATGCAACTACGATTGTACATATTGTGAATCAACAAGACACGACTTAAAAAGTTCATATCACAGTTTTGAAGAACTTAAAAATACATATCATTTTATCAAAGAGTGGACCACAGAATACAATAGCAGACGAAAAGAAAACAAAGGAGTTAACATTGTGTTCACTGGCGGTGAACCAACAATTAATCCTAATTTCTGGAACCTTGTAGAATATATTAAAAACGATAGCGACAATTTTAATTTACAATTAACTACTAACGGTACTTGGGGCCCTAGTTATAGAGAAAAAATATTAAAATATCTCGACTGTGTTACTATCAGTTGGCACGCCGAAGGACCGGCTAATCTCAAGCAACGAGCCATAGATAACATATTACATCTAAGCAACAGTGAAATCGTATTGCAGGTTAATCTTATGCTACACGCTGATCACTGGGATGAAGCTATGGACGTCTGCAAGTTGCTAGATGACAATAATGTAAAGTATAATCCTAGACCAATTGGAGATGGAAACATAACTCGAGTTGGGTGGTTTATCGATGCCGATGGCACTAATCGCAGAACATCTCATACCTATAGTAAAGAACAGCAAGAATGGTTTTTTAAAAAAATGGGAAGTAGTTTGCCTGGGTCTGAAAAAGCAGAAGGTAACCAATTAGGACGTGGGTGTTGTGGAGGTCGCTGCCTCGAAGCAAAAGTAGACGACCAGTGGCAAACTGTTAAGTTAGTTAATACTGAATTTAAAGGTTGGCAATGTATGGTTGATTGGTTTTTCCTACACATCGATCAACATACAGGACTAGTCTATCATCATCAAACCTGTCAGGCATTGCATAATCAAAAAAGAGGAGCACTAGGACATCTAGACGATAAAGGACAAATGCTAACTGATCTTAAATTAAGATTAGAAAATCCTAGTCCTATTATTTGTCCCAATCAAAGATGCGGGTGTGGAATGTGTGTTCCTAAGGCACGGGATCCTGTAGATTTTAAAATTATGTGGCAGGCGCTAACAGATGTGCCAGCTCAGGAAATGTAGATTTAAAATCTGTGCCGCGCTGATTATCCATTACTGTAATATATTCTCTAAAATCGGGTAACAAATGAGTATGGTCTTGAGCATCCATCCAATCTAGTATACCTTCCCAGCGTTTCCAACCATAGGGATTTTTTTCCCAAAAATCTGCATCTTGAGTATAGTTATCCCATAACCAGTCTTGCAATTCAGCAAACAGTTTACGAACTTCGAATTTATCTTCCTTAGGCAGCACACGTAAACTTAACCACGTAGGAATCCACAATAAATGAACACTGGCTAATCCGCCACCGGTAACCTGTCCTGCAACATTTAATTCAAAATTTAATTTTTTAAATCCGCTTCGGACTTTCCATTTAAGCAATTCGGGTATATGTTTTATATTCAGTATTTGCGCTGCCAATTCAATAGTGGTAGTAATATTATCAGGAGTGTTCTCTAATCTATGCAAATTTTTCTCTACAACATTAAAATCCATCGGATAGCGAATGTAATTTACACGATCCCCAATTCCATCAAGACTTACTGCAAATTTAACTTTTCTAAAATGCTTCCATATATTAATGATAGTTTCATCTATTAAGATTCCATTAGAATTATATCTAAGAAGTATTTTATCAGCATAGCCCCTACGAATTATTTCTTCAAGAAATATTTTGTGTTCTTTAATTAAAAGAGGCTCACCGCCAGCAAAGTATATTTGCTTTAAGTTTGGAATCTGGTTGTATATATCGTTCCAAAAAGATGGATGTTCGTACCAATAGTTGTTGAACTCTTTTTGTTCCCAGAACATTTGATTTTTTATCTGAGAACTTTGAAAAATAGGAAATACTTTTTTGTGCTCTGGAACCCACATTGAACTATCGTGCGGACTACACATAATACATTTTAGATTGCAGGTATGACCTAATCGTAAATCTAGATACTCTAACTTATAAGGAACAGTGCCGTCTTCTTCAGTATTATTAACTAGTTCGGGAATATTAGCATTTTCAGTTTTAAACCACGTAACTGTTTCCCAAATCCTCTTACTAGCGATCTCAGACTCTTCTTCATCGAAACATTTCTTACAACTTGCAGGAATTTTTCCCTCGAGCATAGTTGTTCTAACAGACTTCATATAGTTATTATTAAATGCACCCGCCGGCGTATCTTTGCCGAAGTTAGTTGGAGTACCATCTTCTTTTTTTACAAGGCCTACTCCGTAGTCACCGGTATCTGCTCCACTGGCGTTTGCTACACAGCACAGTCGAGCATCGCCGTTTGGCCTTGTTGCTAGGTGATTCCACGGCAGCACACAAAAAGATTTTGACCCAGACAGGTCTTCAATAACTTTTTGCCATTTACCTATTTCGGTTGTTTCAGGTTGAATCCAGTATACATCTTTCATAATAGTAATTATGTCTATATAACTGCCGCTAAATATTTCTATGTTATACAAAGGTAATTTTTCAAATATTTTTGAGCCCGAGGCATTGCAATTTATTCTTGCAAATCAAGGGGACCTTCGCCCGCAGACTAATATCGATAGTTACCAATTGGATAATTTCGGGAAGTGGAAATCTGCTGGGTATGATATGAACAAAATACGTTGGGAAGTATTTTCCGGAGATACACCTAAATTTAATTTTAAAATATCTCTGCCATTCAAAGGAACGATCAAATGGTGGTTTGCAAAACTACATCCAGGCGATATGTTTCCGTTACATTTAGATACGTTTCCGGATAATACAAATGTAAGACGATATTGGATAGCCTGTCAAGATTATATACCTGGACATATTTTTGCCTACGATGATAAAATTTTAACAGGATATAAAGCTGGTGATATTTTTATGTTCGATCACAGCACTGTGTTACACGGATCTGCTAATATAGGATTTACTCCTAAGATATCTTTACAGGTTGCTGTTACAGATGATCAGTAATGAGTAAGATGTGCGATGCCTATCTTGGCACGAAACGCCTGGGTGAATACCCCGTCAACTCTTAGACTAAATGTCTGTTTGTTTATCTTGCCGCCTGAATGCCAATCTTGATCATTGAAGAAAGTTGCGTGACTATTAACTAGTACCTTTGTATCCGTTTCAGCATCCCATATATAAAAGGGCTTGTCTAAGTTAGTACGCAAATGGATGAACTCGTGTCTATGATTAAAGTAGTCGTGCTCATCAGGTAGTATTAAATCACGATGCATTGCCATTTGACAATCGTGTTCTGCTTTAAAGAATATAATACGACCTAGATATTCGAAGACCCCATCGGTGACTAGATTTTCTAACCACTCCTTAAGTTCTGGAAATAATTGAGAATCCTTCGTCCATTCTTTTTCTTGAAATCGTGTTTCCCATCCACCCTCTTCAGTTTTTAAAAATATAAACTGATATGGGTCATACGCACCTAATGCCAACTTAAGAAACAGCATAAATTGATCACGATTCTTGTACTCTCCTAATTCTTTACCCAAAATTCTAATTTCGTGATCTTCAGGGAGACTGTAATATTCCTCTAATGCCTTATACGGCGGCTTAAATGATAATTCGTAGACACCTTCAAATCCTCCAGGCTTCTCCATATTACCTTCTTTCTTATGTTCAGCCAGAACAAGACCTTTGCATATCTTATAATGCAGAGATTTAAATTCTTCAATATTAAGATAAGAATCTAAATTGAGAAATGGTTTGTTGTCAATACCGCGTATCATATTGATATTTACCACATAAATATCGCACTATGAATATAACCGATTGGAATCTTTATTACAACCTCGAAGACACTGAATACGTCAGAGCCAACTTAGTTTACACTCCCTATGTAAGTCCAGACAATACAACTTTCTGTATGAGCTTTAATCGAGACCGTGCTTACCACAAAAATGAAAATGAAAATATTCTATGGTCTGAAGAATTACTAACCGATAGATTTTTAAAAGAAATAAAATTTCACAAACAGGCCTCTGCCACAATTCCCACTTTACAGATCAAAGATATTGATCACAAAGAAAGAAAAATCTTTTTAGAATGGCACGGCAATGATTTTTATATGCAAGGACTAAAAGAAGGTGGGTATAATAAAGTATTACCTAATTGGCAAGAGCAATGGATTGCATTGATAGAGAAAATGCGAGCTGCGGATATATTTAAAATTAGCTTACATCCCAACAGTTGGGTGGCACATCAAGGAACACTGATTCCATTTAACTGGTTCTTCTGCTATCGAGAGAACGATGAATCTGTTACCCTGAGATCCCTGTTGATACAAATTAGCTCTGGACGGCAAGAGAAACTAGGAACAATAGATCTAGATCAATTACAGAGTCCTAGACAACTACAGCAAATAGCATTTAATAGTTTTAGACATAACTATCCCACGGAGTTAATTGACGATGTTTTATCAAAATCTTAAAGAACTAGAAATAGAAACCTCATCAATATGTAATGCGGCTTGTCCGATGTGTCTTAGAGATTTAACTCCTAATGACAAAACTTGGTTTGAAGAAACATATCTCGATGCTGATTTTTATGAGAATAGAATTCCTAATCACGTTTGGGAGAAAATAACATCAGTACTGTTTTACGGAATACTAGGTGATCCGTGCGCTGCCCCGAATTTTTTAGAAGTTTGTGAAGTTGTAAAACGCAAAGCTCCACACGCAGCGATAAGAGTATCTACTAACGGTGGGCTTCGTTCCGAAGATTTTTGGAAAAAACTTGCGGCAATCTTTACTAAAGATGACACAGTTACTTTTGCTATAGACGGGTTACGAGATACTAACCACATCTATAGAGTTAACGTAAATTTTGACAAAGTAATGGCTAATGCAAAAACTTTTATCAACAGTGGTGGCAGGGCGTGGTGGCAATGGATTGGGTTTAAACACAATCAGCATCAGGTAGAGATTGCAAAATCGTTGGCAAAAGAAATGGGCTTTGATAGATTTTACGAAAAACCGTCTCATCGATTTGTGTTTGCTGATAACATCGGTGGGGTAAAATACGGTGGGGATAATGTGTTATTAGAATCTCCTACGGTGAACGCCCATCCTCTAGTATATACACCAAAATTTAATTTTGACGAATGGTATAAAGATACAAATTCTAGTAATATTAATTGCTATGCTCAAGATCGAGAAAGTATCTATATAGATGCAAATGGGAATTTATTTCCGTGTTGCTCGATGGCGTCTGGACAAATGTACAATCGAGTCATTGATTTTAAAGACGGATGGAATGATATTTGGGATCGATTCGGAGGCGACAAAATTAATCTCAAACATACGCAATGGGACGACATTGTCAATGGCCCGTTCTTTACAGGAGTAATGGATCGATGGGGAGCAGATTACACCAACGGAAGATTAGCTGTTTGCGCCAGTGTATGTTCTGATAGTAAATTTAAATTCAATAATAAGGTTTACACAAAAAAAACTTAATGGCTGCTGTAAAATTAATTGAACACGATTTAACGTTTGTCCACATACCTAAAAGTGCTGGGTCGAGTGTTGTTCGATGGTTGACTAGAATGCCATATCAAATGATTAAAGGTCATCCGTCGTTGACTATAATTAAAGAACAATGGCCAGTTACGCAAACTTTTGCTGTTGTAAGGAATCCTTGGGCACGAATGGTTAGCGCATATTTCTATCTAAAACAATACGGATTCTATTGGGAAGATAACAATATCGCTTCCGTTGAAGAATTTCCAACCTGGAATGATTTTGTTGATCGGCTAGACTATGATACTAAAAGTTGGAATACCTTAACTACCAATCAATGTGAGTGGATTACTGATGGAGTGACCTATCTTTTTAAAGCAGAAACACTAGATCAAGAATTCAATGTAATACAAAAACTACTACGTCGCGAAGATCCGTTACCCTATATCAATACATCGGACCACGAAGACTATCGTACATACTATACCGATGCTCAGAAGGCAAAAATAGGTCGAGCCTTTGAAAAAGACATTGACCTATACAAGTACACGTTCTAGGGAATTTTATTCCAAACTGTTTCGTGTATGTAATATAAGATAGTGTTTACTATCATCTGCGCTATTGCAATTCCTGTAGCGACTACAAGCTGTCCAGTAACAACATAAGAAATTACAAAAGTCGAAGTAGATCCAACTAGTCTCCAAGTTAAGGTCTTTATCAGTGTTCTCATTTTAATCCTAGATCCTTACGGATTTTTGTAGCACTAATATCGGTAACTGATTCGTCAAAGGTTTCTTCGCCGCTAGTGTAACCCACTCCACGACCCCAACCAATATGTATAATGTTAGGAACTAGCATAATATCGTATTGCCCTTGATATAGAGGATCTAGATCACGTTTAATAAAACGCACAACGTCAACGAAATTAAACGGATTACTGTCTTGCCAACCTTGTACATCGCGTACTTGGATAATAACTTGTCCGGTCTTGGTCAGCAGCCTTTCAAACAATGCACGATGACCATCGTGCCAAGGTTGCCAACGTCCTAGCATCTGTACAGTTTCTTTACGATTATCCCAACGTGGACGTCTGCGATTGTCTACAATATGATCAGCAACGAAGTCTGACCATTTGTCGGCATTCTGTTCTGTGATGCGGAAGTCATAGATCTCCGGTTCAATAAACATCTTGTTAGTATCTGCGTAACGCCCTTCACGGATAGTATCCATCCAGACAGTCCAATCTGCTTTAAAGTTGTGACGCATTTCGACTAGTGGTGCAACAAAGTCACAGAGTGCATAATCAGTACCACAGGTTTCTGCTAGATCATACATACGCTTACTTTGTCGTATGCGACCTTGCTCACTGAAATCCCAATCGTCAAACTGCTTACGTACTTCGTCAGCGTTGAACCACGTAACTGTTTTCCCAGCATCTTCTAGTAGGCGTAGGAGTTTTTCTGCTAAGGTAGTTTTACCTGATCCAGGCAATCCCATAATTAAAATTCGTTGTGTCATTTTTTCTTTCCTATAATCATATATCTATTGTAGAGAGGCAGCGACAGTTCGCCTTTCCAAAGTACATTTAAATTACTCTGATCTACAAATTCTCCCAAGCCTTGAACTATTCTTATATGCTCTGGTATATCGTAGTTATTACTCTGTAATACAATTAGACTGTCTTTAGATATTCCGTTCAGCCACTGATCGTATTGCTCTTGTGTAATATGTTCACAGCTTGTGTTAATTATCACATCTGCCATAGTTGGGATCGTACACATATCGTGTGTAACCGCATTGAATTTTCCGGAAATTTCTTCTAGCTTGTTAATAGTGTTTGCTATCGTTTCACAGGAAGGATCGAGGTCCACACTGCGAATATGGCTTACGTATATGTCTGATTGGAATAGTAAACTGGCTAGCACCCCATTCCAACCGCCGTGTATATCTATGCTGACAACTTTATTAACGTGTTTTCTTAAATTTGTTATCAACCAAATTTTAGACTTGATCTGCCCTTTCCAGAAACTTTCAAGTGTACGTTTAGGATCATCGCTGTCACGAATAGCATCCATCCAAAATAAAACGTGATTTATATCAACCTGCATAATTCCTCCGCATACACTTTATGACATTCTAGTCCTGGATGATTATCATCAAGAGCCAATGGATATTTACTCGCATAATCTCTAATATACACAGGTAAGTGTGGTACTGTTATTCCAGCCATTGTTAACAGATGAGTATGTTTAATTCCTGGAACGAGATTATGTATTCCTTTTCTAATTAAATTCGAATGGCTAATGTACAGTTTAGTCTGCATCGTTGCATCATACTCTGAATGATATTTCTTATAATAGTCTTCGTTATCCATCCAGGGTCCAATATCTTTAATCGTATTCTGATCTGTTAGCACACAGTTTCTATCAGGGCTCGCCCATAGGACAAATACAATATCCGATTCACGAAAGCTGAAATTGATCAAAGTATGCCAGATGCGTTTGTTGCTTGATCCTGGCTCGGAAAGATTAACACACTCTCTTCCCAGCTTTTCGGCAAGTAGCTGAGGCCAGGCAAAGTAACTGGGTTCTAATCCAGGTTCGGTTGGTGGCACGTGACAGTCCGGTAACCCGTGACCGTAAGTTAGTGAACACCCAAATGCTATCAGTCTAGAGGAATTGCTCATTTAATCTGTCAAATGATCCGCAGTTCTTTGAACACTCGATCAGTCCTGTGGTATTCCAACAACCGGATATTTTATTAAAAAATCCCGATGTAAAAATTTCTTTCAGTGTCTGTTCTTTGAGGCTGGGGAATTCACCTACCTTAGACATATATTCAATCCTGCTGTCCTGCTTAGGAACAGTCCATTCCATATCTAGCCAGCAGCAGGGAGATACGATGCCAGACGCACTAACATAAATTTGTTCTGCTCGCTGTGCTTTACAAGTTATGATAGGTGTAACTTCTTCAATGGCTGATTTTATACGAGGTACCATTTCGATACTTTTTGAAGTTGGCTTTAATGTATAAAGCTGTTTACCATTATCATCTAGCACAGGAAATTCAGGATCTCGAAATCTACTTGTATGCTTACTAGAAAAATCTGCAAAACCTAATTGGTCACTTAACGCTCTACATTCTTTAACCTGATGTTCATTGTGTTCGAATATTAACATATCCCAACGAGCCCATCCACCGGCATTGATAAATGCTGCGGCATTTTCGATAATCTTATGCCAATCTGTACCAATGCGATATAAGTGATGAGTGTCTTCTAATCCATCAATGCCGAATATAACTTTAACTTCTAATTCTGCTAGTCGCTCCCACCAAGCTAAATCTCTTGCGCTGCCGTTGGTGTGCATATGAAGTATGATATCAGGGCTAATTGATCTTAAATATTCAAATATTTTTAAAGTATCTTTGGCAATGATCGGGTCGCCTAGATTACCACACATATTCACGTGTTCTAGTCGTGAACAAAAATCAGCATCGAACCAACTCTTAAATTGTGCCAGTGTTATTTCGTCTAAGGTAATAAACGGGTTCATTGGTCCGCCGTTGAATCGACGAGGACACATTGGACACCGTGCTTGGCACTTAGAAGTAACTTCTAGATGTATTGATTTTATATCTTCATAATTATACATTTTTTATCTTTGGTATTTTTGAGTCTGCCGAGCTCACACAGCTAGGAGTGATACAGAGCTGCGGGGCCTTGAATAACTCAAAGTTTTCCAAAGTTCCTAATGGTTGGTCGTGACAGCTATATGACCGTTTAACTTCGTTACCTCTTATTATAACACTTTGAAAGCCACTATTGCAACTCCAATCTTTAAACTTATTAAATCCAAAAGCATTAAATCTTTCTGCCTGGTCAAACAGATGTTCTTGGTTATCTATATCATATAACGCAATCTGATAAACTTCCTCACCGTTAGAACGTTGTGGAAACCCAGTCTGCATCTTGTTGATCATATCTTCAGTATACCCATCGACTACCGTGCTGGCGGTAGGATCACTCTGTGGTTTGAGTGTTACATTAATTCCACGCTGATGGAACCTTTCCATACGAGCATACAGCTCGTCAAACTTCTCAGGCACCATTACTTGATTGATTGTAACGTGTACTAGCTCGTACTGTAACTGTAAACACTTGTCGCCAAACTCTTGCTCCCTAGCAAACTCATCGTGAAAGCTGGCTGTGATACTTCTTCGCTGTAACAGAGCTGTGGCATCACACCACGATTTCCACCATTTTGAGCCCGGGGATAAATTGGTAGTCATATGAATACTTTGATACCTAGATTCTTTTTCATCTAGGTGCCTAATTAATTCAATTAAATCTTTGTAGGCTGTAGGTTCGCCACCACTGAAGCTCCAATGGAATTCTGTAAATCCGTTTTCACGAGCCTGTCTTTTGATTTGATCTACTGTTCTTTTGTAGACCACTAACGACTGGTGGTCAACTTTGTCACTGCGAGCATAGGGCCAACAGTAGGAGCAGTTGTAGTTACAGAAGCGACCTAATATCCAACTTATAGAAAAACGAGGATTGTCTAGCATAGTACGTTGACCAAAACGCACAATATGTTCAAATGGTATTGTTTGAAAATTGGTTATCATAAAGTGCTAATATTTAACCTATATGGGGTTGTATTCCTACAAACAAGAGTATATACTATACTTGTGGTCGTTAGTGGAATACGGTAGACCTCCGGCTCGTTGGGAAACGATGCTTGGGAATTGGGCAACGTCCTAGACAACGCCTTTGCAGGTTCGAATCCTGCCGACCACACCAATTACTATCATAAGTAAAGACACATAACCTAAGGAAAACAATTATGTCAACAGTAGAACAATTAAAAGCAGACTTCGAAACATTCTTATCAGAGGACGCAAAATTCACAGCAGGTAATGGTGCCGCTGGTACCCGTGCTCGTAAGGCATTGCAAGAAGTTGCCAAAGGTGTTAAGGCTCGCCGCAATGAAATTACAGAAGAAAAGAACGCTCGTAAAGAAGCCAAGGCCTAACGTGTCATACACTACTACCGGCAATGTAACAATCCCTATGGGAGGTACAATAGGTAGCGGTTCTGGTACCACATACACCATCAACACCGGAGCAGGAATCGGTGGAGGTGGTGGCGGTGCCGGTCAAGTTTTTACTACTACTGGCACAGGATATCAATGGGCACAACCACTCATTAATAATAACGGTTCTAGTATACAGGTAAAAGGTGATGCAGAATTTGACGGCAATGTTAAAATCAAAGGCCACGATATTGTTAAGCTATTAGAAAAAATGGAAGACCGGTTAGCCATACTAATGGAACCAGATCCGAAGAAGTTAGAAAAATTTCAGGCACTTAAAAAGGCCTACGACAACTATAAGTTAATGGAGAAACTCTGCATTGACGAAAACGAAGGTAGTAAATAATGAATGTTAAATTGTTATCGTACTCAAAGCCGTCCGATGAATTCTCAGATATGGGTATTGGAGACGCACAGGAACTCATTGCCTATTGCGCCCGTGTCAGCAATCCAAGCAACCAACTCAACACAGAGACGTCTGACAAACTCATCCGATACTTGGTCAAACACCAACACTGGTCACCACTTGAAATGGTCTCCGCCTGTATCGAAATTACCACAACAAGAGATATTGCACGACAGATCCTTAGACATCGCAGTTTCAGCTTCCAAGAATTCAGTCAGCGATATGCTGACCCTACTCAAGACCTGTCGTTTGTACTGCGAGAAGCACGACTCCAAGACCCAAAAAACAGACAAAACTCAGTCTCTTTGGAACCAACGATTGGCAATGCAATGCTACAAGACCAATGGAGAGACAAACAGCTTGAACTCATCAAGCTCGCAAAAGAAACATACGAATGGGCTGTCGGTAAAGGCATAGCTAAGGAACAGGCCCGAGCTGTTTTACCAGAAGGTAATACAGTTAGTAAACTTTATATGAATGGTACACTACGCTCTTGGGTACACTTCATACAACTGCGTTCAGCCAATGGCACACAACTTGAACATCAAGAAGTTGCCAAGGCCTGTGCAACTGTCATTGCAACTGTGTTTCCAATGACAACAGAATTTATTTCAGATCAAGGAGAATAATATGTTTGGTGCAAATTATACAGATGGCGGAATTCTAAGCTATCGTTCAGCAGAAGAAATTAACAGTGCTATGGGCCGTGTCTACGGACATATGAGTCTTGCTGTTATTGTTTCAATGTTAGTTAGTTACTTTGTAGGCACAAGTCCAGAGCTACTACAATTCTTTTTTACAGGTGTACTAAAGTGGATTGTGATCTTTGCTCCGCTCGCGGCAATCTTCGGTGTCAGTTATGTGCTAGGCAACAATCCTAGTAAGGGTGTTGCTCAATTATGCTTACACGGATTTGCGGCTCTAATGGGATTGAGCTTTGCCACAATCTTTGCCATATTCACTATGGGATCAATTGTGTCAGCCTTTATGGGTGCAGCAATCTTGTTCGGTACTATGAGCTTCTATGGTTACTTTACTAAACGCAGTCTAGAAAGCCTAGGACAGTTTATGTTCATTGGATTGATTGCCATTGTTATTGCCAGTATTGTTAATATCTTTATTGGATCTAGTGTAATGGCTATGGTTATTTCAGCGTTGGCTATCATTATCTTCCTAGGACTGACTGCCTATGACACACAACAGATCCGTGAAATGGTCAGTGTAGATACCAGTGATGCTGCAGAAGTATCGGGTGCATTAACATTGTATATGGACTTTATTAACCTATTCATTAATCTACTGCAACTGTTTGGGGATCGCAAGTAATGTCCGAAGGTCTTGAAAAATTTTGCAAGAACTACGAAGTTCGGGTACTGAATGATCAAAAACGTAGAGCACGATACCATCCTGCAAGGTTCTTCACAGACCCGTTCCGTGCAGATATTATTCGTAACGATGTAGTTGAGTACGAAACCGAAAAGGTCTATACAGTAGAAATACCCGAAGGCAGACTACGGACATTGGTAGAAATGGAACGCAAGTTCTTCAATTATGTTTCTCATCACGATCAACCAGTAGACCTATTCCAAACCCTGATGGAAAAAGAGCGAGAAGAAGCTCACTATAGAAATACCAATCAGGCAGTCCAAAAAGCCTATGAGCAGTACAGCATTATGCTTAATTTGGCAGGGTACCAAAGAAAATTTTAAACGATTCAAAAAAGAATCATATTGACAGGTTTCTAGAAAGATAGTATAATTAAATTGTTCAGCAGAATAATCTTAAGGAATAAAAATGCGCAGTCATTATTGGACTTGTTCGAAATTTGCAGATTGGCTACGTGGTACCACGAAGCTGAAGTGCGGCACCAGCGAAGAATGGCACGAATGGGAAGATCGAGCCAAGGCCTCCCACCCTGTTCGTTGGTGGATTGCCGAAGAAGGTTTAGATCACCTTCAAAAATTTGTTTATTATATTCCGGACAAACTAAATGACATACGCTATTATATTAATAATCGTTGGGTTTCTCGCAGTCATAGTCTTACCGCACATCCTCGAGACATCAAACCTGGTGATTGGAGTGATGTCGGCAATCGCTTTTTGCCTTGCTTGTTCAATGAGCTTGTGGATTTTGTTGAAATAGAGCAGGCCTGGCACCACTGTATGTGGAGTGACGAAGCCAAGACTGAATTCGAAGTGCCTTGGTGGCGCAGTGGTTGGCTACGTTTACGCACTTGGCGAAGTCCAGAAGCAGGTATGCAATACCTCAAATGGGCAAGTGGTCTGACTAATGCAGAATTCTTAGACGAGGATAAGAAGCACGAAGCAGTACCAACTTATCAAGCTAAAGCTGCTAAAGAAATTATCGAGCTTTATACTTGGTGGACTGTTACCTATCGTAATCGCCCAGACCCATACGAAGCAAGTGGTTGGAGTGCGGCCTGCGAAGCAAGTCGTATTGCCAACGGTGGCCGACTAAGTTTCAGCGGTGAGAAAGATCCAGTGCTTAAAAAGGCCAGCGACAAGGCGCATAAGCTACTTCAGAAGATGGAAAAAGATTATGCAGACGAAGAAGAAAAGATGATGATTCGTCTTATTAAGATCCGTGAGAGCCTATGGACCTAACTCCAGAAAAGCAGTCCGAATTCCGCTTGTGGGTGCATCAACTTTGGATAGAAAATATCGAAGAGCACTTGACATACGGCGAAGAACCGTATAAAATAAACGAATACTGGAACAAATATAAGTACTGGCTTAAAAGAGAATATAAACATCAAAAGGCAAATAATGACTGACGACAAACTTCAAAGGTTGTACAATAACTATCTAGAATTTACAGACCATATGTGTGTAGAGCATTCACCGATGGAAGTTGCAGCCATTATGATGACACAGGCGTTGAGCCTTTATCGTTCTTCTTTAAACGAAGATGAATACAACAATATGGTCGATATGATCTCTGCGAGCCGTTCCCAAGTTAAAACTTTTGACAAGCCAGTAATACAATGAAAACACAAATTCCAGCAGAAGGTATTATGAAAACAAACGACTGGGGAGACAGTAGAGTCTACCGAATCGCTTGTAACTGCGGCGACGAAAATCACAACCATAATATGTGGGTGGAGGCAGATGACCACGACATTCAGGTAACCATTTATACTACAGGCAAAACAAATTGGTGGAGTAAAACACGTTGGCATCATATTTGGACATTGTTAACTAAAGGTTATATTGATACCGAATCAAGTGTACACTTGACTAAACAACAAGCACTCAATTATGCAGACACGTTAAAGTCTGCTATAAAAGATGTTGAAACATTCCGCAGACCAAAAGAGAATTCTGCGATTATTAGAGAAGCAAACGAACAAGACTGTGTATGACCATTGTAAGTAAAAGTCCCCAACGACATTCCTTTCAGCTTGATGCTGCTAAGGAACGTGCAGTAGAAGATGGCCGGACTGAAATCCCAGAAATCTACGAACAACTGTTTAAGTCTGCCAAAGAGCAAGACGAAGCCAATCTCATAGATCCAGAGTGGCAGAAAGATAATATGGAATACGATCTTCGCAGTAGCGAATGGATGTGTGCCAAAGTTCGAAGATCTGACACCTATGCACAAAATCTATATGCGGCTATGTGTAATATGCAGTTCCAAAAACTAGATGTTCTTCCTATTCTTAAAAATCAACGATGGAGTGCTAGTTGGCGACACGCCGGGGGCATTGTGGCAGATATGCAACAGAAGGGAGACTATATAGATTGGTACTGCTCTGGGATCGGAAACGAAGGATTAGGTAACGGAGATGTTAATGGAGATAAAGGATATGTTCCTGAAGGCCAGGTTACAGAAGAAATCCAAATGGATCTAAAAGCATTGGGCTGGTTGCCTGTGGAGTGGGACGAAGAAGAATGAGCTATATGCTTTTTGAAGTTTGGTTGCTTGATGGTATTGGCCATCAAGAACTAGTAGATACTACGGCTAGCCAAAAAGAAGCCTTTGAATTAGCCCAAACTAGTCTAACTGAAGATTGGATTGAAGCTATCGTTTATCAAGAAAACGAGGAAGGCGACAGCATTGTTATCAAACGATTCCAAAATACAGCCACTTGACATCTGTCGAAAACGATGCTATAATATAAGTATTGTTTAATTAAGTATAGGAGCAACAATGGCTACAAAGACAGCAACCAAAACTCGTGTAACTAAAAAGCAAGTTACAGCCCATCGTACTCGTGCAGTTAAAGATCACAGTCCTGTTTGGGAAGGTTGCGAAACTTGGGATGACAACACATTCCATCGCCACTTCAAACGCTCAATGGACTATTATCGTCTAGAATCTGAAATCAAAACTTATAAGCCAGTCGTAGTTCGTTGGATGGAGTCAGTTGGCTGTACCAAAGAAGACATTGCGGCTTTTAAGAAAGTCAAAGACAATCGTATTAGTACCACAATGGGTGCTGTTGCTGCCTGTTTGAATCGTGGTATGACTTCACAACGTCCTGGATTTAATAGTGGACGAGACACAGCAGCCTGGATGCGAACAGAGATCGTTAAAGTTCTTGCCGAAGGCAAAAACGATATTGACGAAGATGAAGCTAAAGCAATTGAAGCTGCAAAGCCAGCAGTTTACACTCCGTCAATTCAAGAGCGTGTTCGCGAAGCAAGTTTTAAAATGACAGAGGAGATTGAAGATGCCCTTGAATCGTTTGCACAAGATCCAGAGGCGTTTGATGCCAAACAGTTCAAACTGGTAAATCTACTTCGCGGCAAACAGGCCAAAGCCGCACACGCCCGTATTATTAAAGACCTTTATGTACGACAATATGACGAGTATCTTGAAGTTGCAGAAGGAAAAGACGAGCAACTAAAAGAAGGATACAGTCATTTAAGCAAAGCACAGTTAAAAAAGATCACGGCATTTTACAGTGAAATACTGTCAGCTTGCGATATGCTGGCACAAGAAGCTAAAATTAATCGTGCGCCACGTGCTAAGAAAGCAGTGCCAGCAGACAAGATTGTTAGCAAACTGAAATATCTAAAGAGCAATGAACAGTTGAAACTGGTATCTATCAATCCGACAGATATCGTTGGTGCTAAAGAGTTGTGGGTGTTTAACGTCAAGACCCGTAAAATTGGCAAGTATGTTGCTGACGAATACAAAGACCTCAGCGTTAAAGGTACTACGATCATTGGGTTTAACGAAACACTCAGTGTCCAAAAGACCCTGCGTAAGCCTGAAGAACAGCTTAAAGAGTTCAAAGCTGCTGGCAAGGTACAGTTACGTAAGTTCTTAGATGATATTAAAGCAGTAGATATCAAGCTCAACGGTCGTGTAAACGAAGAAACGATATTACTTAAAGTACAATAACATAGTAAATACTCAGTAGAAAAGCGGGCCTTGAGCCCGCTTTTCATTTATTGATAAATACCTTACTAAGAGAGTATGGTAAAACTATGACCACTAAAGATAAAATCGATTCAATAACTAAAAATCTAAAAGAACTCCTGTCCAACAACGTAGGAACTACCGTTTCTAGCATTCAATTTGACGACGAGATCGTAGGCAAGGGGTTGAAATGGACTGGTAGCGGACACATCAAACAAATTGTGTATGTTGATAATCCTTCCAGATTTAGCTTTTCAGAAAGCATCGATATCGCTAAAAACAATAACCTAATGATCAACGGTGATATAGTATTATCTAGCACCGCTCTAGGCGACAATGTAAAACACAGTAATCTAACACAGCTGGGTATTTTAGAAGGACTGTTAATTGAAGGTTCAGTATCGATCAATCAACACGTTTATTTTAATGCTGAAACAAACAATCTAGGATTTGGAACAGACAATCCACGTGCTCAAATCAGCATCGTGAATAGCAGTCGTGAGACTGGTCTCGACGACAGCAAAGTAGGTACCTTTTCCAAGGACAGCTTTGATATTGTCACTGATAACATCTCAAGAATAACAGTCACTGACATAGGTGATATACAGTTTGGTAACATTAAACAGCCGTTATCGAAAGTGTCAATTCACGGGCAAGTGGCTATTAAAGTTACTAACCCAGACCCAACTGTTGATCTACACGTTAACGGCGCTGTAAAATTCAGCGGACACTTACAGAAATATGCAGCACATCCGCCAACTTCTGGATACCATAATGTTGGCGATATCACTTGGAACGAACAGCCAAGAATCGATTCCTATGTGGGGTGGATATGTATTACCGCAGGCGATCCCGGACGCTGGGAACCATTCGGTAAAATTGGAAATCAATAATTATGACCAGTAAAGATAAAATAGATTCACTAGTTGAAGATCTCAAATCAGTTCTAGTACAGGGCTCAAATACGTTTGACGGTGACGTTGATGGTCAGGGACTACTATGGATACAACAAGATTATAACAAACAGTTTGTGTTTCATCGAAGTCCGGACAGATTCTTTTCATCAGAGAGCATAGACCTAGCCCGCGGCAAGGGTATTACTGTCGACGGAGTTCCGTTAATCAACGAGAAAGAACTAGGAACAACTATCACAAAAAGCAACCTAAAAGAGATTGGTAGATTACGAAAACTAGACGTTGATGGTCCTTTTAGTGTCAATCAATTTTTATTCTATGACCCTAACAGCGACCGATTAGGACTAGGAACAGATACTCCAAATGCAGCCTTTAGCATTTTCGATGAGGGTGTTGAGCTTGTATTAGGATCTAGAGAATACAACAAAGGTGGCATTGGTACTTTCAATCATACTCCACTTGAACTAGTTACTGATAACACTACAAGAATTACTATCACTGCTGGTGGTGACATCGAACTTGGTAATAAGAATTTTGATCAAATTAAAGTTTTAGTACGTGGATCAGTAAGCATCAACAATACCACCGTCGACCCTAGAGCAGATCTAGATGTTCAAGGTCCTGCAAAAATTAACGGAATATTACATCTTAAGAGTAACGAAGTACCTAAAACAGGTAACTTTAATCAAGGCGACATAGTCTGGAATAGTCAACCACGTTCGGGATCTAATATTGGTTGGGTCTGCACTAAATCTGGAGCGCCGGGCGTGTGGAACGCATTCGGTGACATCAAATAAAGCACTAGTCATTGGCAACGGTGAGAGCCGTAGCTCGATCGACCTAGAAAACTATCGCAACGATTACGTTCTTGTTGGCTGTAATGCCGTGCATAGAGATCTTGATGTCGATCATCTTATCTGTTGCGATAAGAGAATGGCTGAAGAAGCTGCCAACGCTACTAGCTATCCAACTATCTATACACGAACTGATTGGATCACATACTTTAAATCAACGTACCCTAATGTAGAACAATTACCAGAACTACCATATTCTGGCACTCTCAAACAGGACCTTCCTATCAACTGGGGCAGTGGCGTTTATGCGTTACTGTTAGCGACTACATTGCCGGTCAGCACTATCACAGTTATCGGATTTGATCTTTATCCGACAAACGATACTGTTAATAACATATACAAAGACACTGTAAATTATGCTAAGTCTAGCAGTAGACCAGTTGATTATTCTTATTGGGTGTACCAAACTGCTAAACTTATAGAACTAAATCCTAACAAGACCTTTCAATTTGTCAACAATGAAGAATGGTCTATCCCATCAGAATGGAAAAAATTTAACGTACAGAGCTTGACAATAAATAGTTTTACTAGTATACTAGTTCAATAGACACACACATAGAGGACTCTATGGCATCATCCCTCTTTAAACATTCTGCAGTCATCAAACTTGCTACCTATATAAAGGAGACTAGAGATGGCAAAATTTTTCTCAACAAAAACGTACGGCAATGACAGAGGTCTTAGTTGCTGCTTTAGACAATGGCGTGCCACACACAGTCATTGTTCAACACTACACGGTTATTCAATCGGTATCAAACTTGTATTTGAGTGCGATACGCTAGATGACAAAAACTGGTGTATGGACTTTGGTGGACTCAAGGAATTCAAAGCCTGGGCCGATCATATGTTCGATCACACTTTGGTGATCGCTGAAGATGATCCTCATTTAGAAGTATTCAAACAACTAAATGAAATCAAAGGTGGCTTTAACGAAAGTGGAGTATGTGACCTACGCATCGTTCCAGGAGTAGGATGTGAAATGTTTGCTAAACTTGCCTATGACAAGATGGCTGAACTATTAGCATCAGGAGATATGCGTTACCCAATTAATCCAAGTGTTCGTATTAAAACTGTAGAAGTTTTTGAACACAATGCTAATTCGGCAACATACGAAGGCTAATGAAAAGAGTATGGCGCCTTTGGGCTAAAGCCCTAGGAGAAAAGACAGGTGCTACAGACAGCGAAGCTGATCGAATAGCACTTGTCCGGACCGTCATAGTTCTAACCTATCTTATTACAAATCTGTTTATTATCGCTGGAGTTATTAGACATTGGTAACTATTTTATGCGTTCGCTTCGGCAAGAAGTACGGTAAAGAATATGTAGAACGACTGCGTAATATGGTCGCTAGACATTGCACCGTTCCTTACGAGTTTGTCTGCCTAACAGACGATGATCGCCCAATCGATGGTGTTAGATTAATTGTAGAATCAAATGCTGGCTATCAACGAGGGTGGTGGCATAAGGTTCATATGTTTAAACCTGATCTCGATGTGTCAGAAAGAGTTTTATATTTTGATCTCGACACTGTTATTATTGAAAACATTGATAAACTAGTCGACTATACCACAGAGTTCGTTGGCATCCGTGACTTCAATAGACAGTTTCATCCTAATTGGAACATACTAAACAGTTCTATTATGACCTGGTTACATCAATCCGAAAGCGATATTTGGGAAAAATTTGCGGCCAATCCACAGGCAGCGCAGACACTTGCTGGAGATCAGGATTGGATATATCGTGTGGCCAAGGATAGAATTATATATTACCCGAGAGATTGGGTTATGAGTTATAAATGGGAAATACGATCCAAAGAAGAACTTGTGTTCATCGATGGCGTTCGTAAGTTCAAAGAGCCAAAAAATCCCGAAATCCCTAAAGACTGTAGTGTACTGGTCTTTCACGGTGATCCAAAACCAGAGGATGTAACGGATCCAGTAGTTGTTGACAACTGGCGATAAAGGTGTTATACTAGTAGTATGCAAATTACTACTCACCACAGTCAAATTCGTACAATCAAACAAGACGATTCACGATTTCGCATCGTTGATAAATTTACAACCTGCGGTAGAGCGGGGTTTGAAATTTCAAAACAATGCCCGCGTGAGTACGGATTGATATTAGCCGAATGTATTGATCGGGGCTGGATCAAACCTGTGGCCTATATGACAGAACGTGAACTTCTTATTTCAGGATTATCTAATGGTTAAACGCATAGGCTTTGCCTGCAAATGGATCGATGGCCCGTCACAGATCGATGGTATCAAACAAAAAGACGACTGCAAACAGTATAATACAGGCAGTACTACCGTTGCCTGGTTAAATAGACAGACAACAGAAGTTGCAGAACAAAAGCTCTGGGACCTAATGGTAGGTAACATCGAAAGTGTTCGCAAACTTGTTGAAAAGGTAGGAACACTTGATGAAAATCTTAGAATGGTACGACTCAGTAGCGATATCCTTCCTGTCTACACTGAGCCTACTTGGGGCCGGTTTTGGCGGGATTCCGATGTACGAGCCTATTGCGAGAGAGCATTTCTCACCGTCGGCGATTTGGCTCGCCAGAATAATGTTCGGCTTAGTATGCACCCTGGGCAGTTTACTGTGCTGGCATCTGATTCAGATGATATTGTAAATAGATCAATTGAAGAATTTGAATACCACGTGGATATGGCTCGCTGGATGGGCTATGGTAAAACGTTTCAAGACTTTAAAATCAATGTGCATATCGCAGGCCGAAGAGGCCCAATGGGAATACGTGCTGCATTGGGCAGGATGACACCCGAAGCTCGAAATACTCTTACAATCGAAAACGATGAAATGACTTGGGGTATCGAAGACAGTATCGAATTAGTTAATGATTGTGCGTTAGTTCTTGACATCCACCACCATTGGGTTAAGACTGGAGAATATATTGAAGCAAATGACGACCGTGTTAAAAAGGTTATTGATAGTTGGCGTGGTGTTCGCCCTGTGCTACATTATAGTGTCAGTAGGGAGGACATACTTGTTGGACACCCCACAGATAGCGCACCCGTTCTTGAGACATTACTTCTAGAAGGATACAAAAAGCAAAAGCTCAGAGCACATTCAAACTTTTACTGGAATCCAGTAGTGAATGAATGGGCACTGAGCTTTAGAGATTCACACGATATAATGTGCGAAAGCAAGGCTAAGAATTTAGCCAGCTTTGCTCTCTACCAACAATCTTTAAGCCTGGGGCTTTGATTTTGGTTTGCGTGGCGCTTTTTTAGGTGCAGCTGGCTTTTGACCTGCTGGCTTTTTAGGCGCTGGCTTCTTTGCAGGTTTAGCAATTGATGTAACAACAGCTTCAGAAGCTTTTTCCGCTACAGGAGTAGGTGCAACTGGTGCTTCTACTTTGTATGGAACTTCTGGTGCTGTAGTAGCTTCTGCTGGCTTAGAACCAAATAGTTTTTTAATAAATCCGATCATATCGAAATCTCCTTAGGAGTTTTATTTACTTCAATTTGCAGGCTTAAATACAAATATGGCATATTCAGACAAAGTTATCGATCATTACGAAAACCCGAGAAACGTTGGATCTTTTCCAAAAGACGATCCTAGTGTTGGCACGGGTATGGTTGGCGCTCCTGCTTGTGGCGATGTAATGAAACTACAAATAAAGGTGAACGACAATGGCATTATTGAGGACGCAAAATTTAAAACTTACGGTTGCGGTTCAGCGATTGCTTCGTCGTCATTGGTTACGGAATGGCTTAAAGGGAAGACGCTGGACGAGGCAGGAACAATTAAGAATGCTGAAATCGCTACAGAATTGGCGTTGCCCCCAGTTAAAATACATTGTTCCATCCTTGCAGAAGATGCTATCAAGGCGGCTGTAAATGATTACCGTAACCGACACAGCATATAAAAAGATCAAACAGAATTTAGAAAAGCGCGGCAAAGGTGTCGGAATTCGGTTAGGTGTAAAAACCACAGGCTGTAGTGGATTGGCATACACTATAGAATATGTAGATGCGTACACAGCAGAACCAGGTGTAACCAATTATGCCCAACGAGATTTTGTTGTGTTAGTAGATGCAAAGAGTTTAGCCTATCTAAACGGGCTAACAGTAGATTGGGTTCGCAACGGACTCAACGAAGGGTTTGACTTTGTCAATCCAAATGAACGTGATCGCTGTGGGTGTGGCGAATCGTTTAGAGTCTAGTACTTACCTACGGGTAACGTAGTACTAGCTGGCATATCCCAAATTTGTTTACGTTCGACGCCTTTGCGTTGTGCAAATCTCTTATGATCACAATTCGAACAGCAATGGAAATAGTTATTGCTCAATCTCTTTCTCGCAATTTTCTTTAGATCACGATGAAACATCTCATCACAATTGTCACAACGAAACTCAGCAACTGTTTTGAGTTTTGAATAACAATGCTCTTTACCTAGCTTGCTGACCCTTATATATTCGGTTATCTGTTGTCGTGTACGAAGGAACATATTGTATTTACATTAGGCTTTTAAAAATTTGGGCTAAATACTCCAGTAAGCATTAAATCTTGGGATGAGCTATGGCAAGAAAAATAATTGATATTGGTACAGTTGGTAATGACGGTACAGGCGATAGTATTCGCGATTCGTTTAATAAAGTTAACGACAACTTCTTAGAACTATACAGTTCCTTAGGATTAGGTGATAGACTTAAATTCACAGGACTTTCAGATGTTCCGACATCTTATATAGGACAAGAAGGCGCAGTACTTACAGTTAATCAAACTACAACCGGACTTAAATTTAAACAAATTACCCCTGGTGTAGGTATAACGATTGATACAACTACTAACGCTAATGAGATCAAGCTCAACGCAGTATTCTCACGTATCTCGGCAGACAAATCACCGCAACTAGGCGGAGATCTTAGCGCCACAAGTGGCGGTATTAATTATCGAATTAAAGATCTTTCAACACCGATTTTTGTTAATGAAGCGGCAAACAAAGGCTACGTTGACACTAAAATATCTAGAGCAGGGGTATACACTATAGATCCTGCTACAAATACTACCAATTCCGCAGCAGGACGTATGACTGGGCCATTGATCCTAAGTCGAAACCCAGAACCAGAAGATGACACAGTCTATGACGGATTAATTGCTGCTACTAAATCATATGTTGATAATGCAGCGTTTGGATCGATCGCTAACTTATACGTTGCTACGTCAGGACAGGATGCTCGAGTTGGAGTATCCGACGAACTTCAAGGTCGTGCGTTAGCCTACGCTTATCGCACGGTTGAAGCAGCACTAAGACGTGCTGAAGAATTAATGTTAGAGTCCCGAGTTGAAATCGGCCCTTACAAAAAGACACTGACTTACAGTAACGGAGCTGGTGTCTGTACACTAAGCAACATTGGAGTATCTAACGAGTCAGGCACAGGATTTTCTGCTGCTGCGTTAATGAGTGTAGACGTTGCTATATTAAGTTCTCCCGGTGCTAACTATCAAGTAAACGATATCATAACTATTTCCGGTGGAACTGTTGCAACCAGCGGACAACGAGCAACCATTAAAGTATTGAGCACTACTGCAAGTCCTGGTGCTATTGTTACATTTTCTATTATTTCAACCGGTGTATACTCAGCTGTTCCGGGCAACCTAGCAATATCAACTACCAGCAACAGCGCCTTTGGATCTGGTGCAAAGTTTGATCTGACCTATAAAGTCAACAATATAAAGATCAATAACCCAGGTACGGGATACGGATTGGTATCTGTTCGAATTACCGGCGGTGGCGGAAGTGGTGCGTTTGGTGTTGCCAACGTTGTCGGTGGAACAATTAACAGTGTTAGTATTACCGATCCAGGTACTGGATTTACCAGTGTTCCAACAGTGGTTGCCAACCTTCCAACATTCGCTATCTACACAGCAGGTTTAAAAACTGACTTCACCGGTAACTATGCTTCAAACACATTAACTGCGGCAGCGACTAGAGATATTCGTCCAGGCCTGTATCTACGAGGCGAAACATCTGGTGCGTTAGCGCAGATTCTAACACATACCGGAGACCTTGACGGACAAGGTAACGAACTATTTGACGTTGATATTGTCTACGGTAACTTTGTTATCGGCGAAGCTATCTCATACGGTGACATAACTAAAAACAAACAGATTACTGTGTTTATTGAAAGTGGTACATATGAAGAAAACTATCCGTTAAAAGTACCTCAAAACGTTTCGATCATCGGGGATGAATTTAGACGTGTTATTATTAGACCAAGACCGGGTTCTAGTTCAAGTCCGTGGTCATTTCAAAATTTTAGAAGAGATCTAACTGTTGACGGTATCACTACTGCATCAACACTTTTCGGTAATCATTACTTAACAAACCCAGCTCAACCAGTCTATCCGATCGTTGTTAACGCAGGAAAGTATAAAGCGGCTGCTCAATTACTGTATCTTAATAAATTTTTCATCCAAGAAGAACTGATCGGTTGGATTGATTATCAAGTAACAAATCGAATCGAACCATTCGATGGCGGATACGTTTTTAATTCTGCAAAATGTTCTAGAGACGTAGGACTAATTATCGAAGCAGTATTAGCTGATACAGTTCTAGGAAGCACATACCTTTCTACTGCTGCCGGTATTTCATACCTACGTTCTTATAGCAGTGTTGTAACTACATCACAGAAAGCACAGACAATCGCTGGTATTAACAAAGCCAGAGATTTAGTACTAACTACAATCTATGGTTCATCGACTTATGTAAGTTCATCAACTAAGATTACGGCACTGTTTAAAATTGTCACTGATATTATTCAATCGTTATCATATCCAACAGCCACATTAACGTATGAAAACCCGTCAAGCATCACTACTGACGGAACTCGCGCTAAAAATATTTTAGTTGCTAACAGATCATTTATAAGAGATGAGGTAATTGGCTATCTTGCCGACTCTGGTATCGCTGCAGGTATTACCAGCTATGATGCAGTAAAATTTAGTCGCAATATTGGCTATCTTGTTGATGCAGTTGTATTCGATCTAACATACAGCAGTACAAGTCAGTCTATTTTGTATGGTCAATCTTTTTACAATGCAGCTGGAGCAATTGCATTTGTATGGGAAAGAAATACATTTGCTTCGGCTCTTACACAACTTAAAGTTATTATTCCACAGGTTATATCAAACAGCACTAGCTGGGCAAATAAATCTAGTTCAAACACAACCAGTCAAGTTATAAATTTAACCGCAGCCTCGAGCAGCGGCGCATCTGCAACAAAACTAAATGCAGCAGTTGACATTATTAAAGATATTGTGGCTAACGGTATTAATGCACCATCCTCAATTACTCCAGTACCACCAACTTATACCGATGGCGTTAATGCTCCAGCAAATGCCAATCGACTTACAGTTATCGCTGCTAAGACAACTATACAGGCGCAGACGATTGCGTTCCTAAATGCTGAATACAACTCAGGAATATTCAGTTACAATGCTAGATTATGTAAAAGAGATGCTGGACTAATTGTCGATGCATTGGTATTTGATCTACGCTATGGTGGATATAATCGTACAATATCTGCGGCGCTGAAGTATTTTCAAAGTGTTAGCGCATTAATCGCAATTACCACACAGTTAGAACAAACTGTGGCAGCAATGTTAAAAATTGCCAGCTTGGCAAGAAGTGTTATCCAAAATACATCAGCAGCAGTGGCAGGACCGTTCAGTGGTTACTATCAAGAAGCAGCGGCCCAAATTATTGATCAGGCCTATATCTATGAAGTAGGAACTCCGGCGATTCTCACTAACTTGATAAATGCTGTTATTGATATCATTAGCGGATCTACTGCTTTAAATCTTCCAAAAGACAATAATAAACTAGACGTATTCTTGTGCAACGATGCAGTGATGATTAGAAAGGTCAGCGCACAAGGCCAAGGTGGCTTTATGATGGTGCTAGATCCGCAAGGTCAGATTCTTGCTAAATCGCCGTACTGTCAGGAATCAGCGTCCTTCATCGGATCCACTGGCCGTAAACAATTTGCAGGCGGTATGTTCGTTGATGGATTTGCAGGTAACTTAGAATTTAGAATGTCAGCAGCAGCCAGTACTACTAAGATTTCTATTACTGGTCTAGATCGATTCCCTAATTTGCCAGCTTCGGTTATTGTTACTGATAGTGTATATAGATTAAACTATGTTAGAGATTTTGTATACGGCCCAGCCGGTACATTTAGTTATGATCAAACAGCATTTTCAACCAACATTGGTAGAATCGTTAATGCGGCATTAGACGATTTAATATTTTCAACAAACTATCGTTCAATTACTGTGGGGCTATCTTATCTACAGAGTTCTACGATACAGCAACAGCGGGTTCAAACAATAGCAGGTATCAACAAAGCTAAAGAATATGTATTAGCATTGATATCAGACCCTACTGAGAAGGCAGCAATTACTGCATCAATTGGTATTGTTACAACTATTATTAATAGCAGTGCCGCAAGCAGTGCTCCGGCGCTAACATATACCAATCCTCTTAATACAGCGTCCGGCGTTATCAATGGTGCTAGAGAGTTAATTGCCAACAGAGATTTCTTGATCGATGAAGTTATTTCATATATCAATGCTAACCTAAGTCCAGAAGTTGTCTCAGGATATAATGAAGCTACACGACGAATTTCAGTTGGAGTACTTGTCGATGCACTGGCTTTCGACTTGTTCTATGGCGGTAATAGTGCGTCTGTGGCTGCTGGTAAGTTATACTACGACGATGCCGGAGTTAGTATTCTTGGACTGCAAACTAGCCTAGTGGTATCAGCAAAAACTCGATTAAAGAATATCATTGGATTTGTAATCCAAGGTAATACCGGATGGACGAAGAATACCTCGTTAGTACAAAGTACTGCGCAAGGCGCTGGCTCTGCCGGAGCTGCTACAACCGTTAGTAACCTTATACAGGTTGTTATTGATATCATCAATACTGGTTTGTCTGCTGCACCGTCAGTGGTTAATCCAACTTATGTCAACGGGGCGAACTATGCATCTTACAGTACCGATAGAGCAACCATTGTTGCTGGTCTAAGTACTGTTCAATCAAACGTTATTAAATTTATAAATTCAACCTATGGTGCAGGCGGAAGTTCAGCAACTATTGTTTTAGATCCATCAACACCATATATATTTGACGTTGGTCCACAAAACTGTACAATCAGTAATGCAAGTCCGGCAGTTATCACAAAAGTAAGTCATAATTTACAAGCTGGCGCTACATTGGTATTTTCGTCAACAGGTACATTACCAAGCGGACTTGTTGCAGGTCAACGATATTATGTTCTTCTTGATGGGCTAGGTGCAAACTTCTTCCGAGTTACAGACACATTAGGAAGCATTACTCCAGTAGCAACTACATCGGCAGGATCAGGTACACACATTTACGATCGTATCTATGAAATCTTGATGCCTGGTAACAGATCTATGTTGTCAAACGACTTTACACAGATCGCAGACTTAGGCTATGGAGTTATTGCAACCAACGGAGGTTTAACAGAAGCAGTATCGATGTTTACATACTACTGTCAGATCAGTTACTACTCGATCAATGGTGGTCAGATTCGAAGCATCGCTGGATCATCAGCACACGGTAGATTCGCCCTAGTCGCTGAAGGCAGCGATCCATTAGAAGTTCCAACGCCAACTGATCTATATTATAACCTATCACAAGCAGTTAGCTGTTACTACCCAACCGGTAATTATTCAAACTCTGTACAAGGCGTAGTTATCTATATTAACAATTACAGCTATGTTCCGTTGCCTAACTCAGAACTTGAAGTTGATCACGGAAACGGTATCTTATATCGATATCCTGTAAACTCTGCATATATTGGCAGCGACTTGCCTGCAGGTGTTGCTCGACTAACACTCGGTTCATCAACTGGTGCTACTGGATTATCGGGACTGTATGCATCAGTTCCAGACGGTACAATTATGACTGTAAGACAAAGTCAGTCATTGATGTTGTCTGGCAATTTAGCTGGTGTAACCGTTAGACCATCAACTGGTTTAGTGTTTACAGAATCATCAACAAACGTATATCGTGTATTACAATTTACAGATTATACAGATCCATTGGGTCCATTTACCTGTACAATAAGCACAGCCACTCCTGCAGTTATTACTAAAGCCGATCACGGTCTACTGGTAAATTATCCGGTCGTGTTTTCAACGTCAGGTGCATTGCCTGCAGGAATTACAGCTGGCCAAACCTATTATGTTCTAGGAACTAATTTAACTCAAAATACATTTACAATATCAACATTGAAAGGTGGTGGAGCTGTTGCTACAACTGCTAACGGGTCTGGCGTACACAAATACACTCCAACAGGTATTACAACTACCCTGTTGAGAGAAAACTATAGCTATATCTATCTAACAGTATATCAACCGAACGATTACTCTGCAATAGCAACTACTGCTACTGCTACTGCTACAACAACTGCGTCGATGACTGGTTCAAGTATCAGCGGCACTACATTAACCGTAGGCACACTAGCATCCGGCACAATCGTATCAGGTATGGTATTAACTGGTGGAAGTATTGTCGCCGGAACATATATTGTTTCTAATATTCCAGGTGTTATAACTGGTACAACGACTTATATTTCATTAAGTGGTACTAGCGTTACTGCTGCCGCAACATACACCGCAGTATCACAATTATCAACTAGTGGCTCGGGTACCGGTGCAACATTCACTATTGTTAAAACTGGTGCTGGAACATCTTATAACGGTGTCACAACTGTTACCGTAGTAAATGGTGGCACTGGATATACTGTTGGCGATACTATTACAATCAGTGGTGCAGTACTAGGCGGAGTTGTAACAACCAACAACTTCACATTTACACTAGCGACTAGTGTAAACAGTACAACATACTGGACTGTGAGTGCAAGTCAAACACAGACCTCAACTACTATCACTGGTACAAGTAATCAATTTACAGTAGGTGCTTCGACCGGAGCTGTGGTCAACCAACCAATTAAGTTTGGTATTAGCACACAGGCTTCTGTTTCAGATGGGCCAACAGCATATATTACCGTGGGTACTACTGACGGAATGATCCTCAATATGCCTTTAGTATTCACAGTTACCAGTGGATCGGCATTTGGCGGATTGGTTAGTGGAACAACTTACTATGTTAAATCAATTATCAGTGGAACACAACTCACACTGAGTGCATCATCGGGTGGTACCACACTGTCAGTAACTTCAGGATCGGGCTCAATGAATGTTGTTACTGGTGGAACTATTCCAGGTGGAGTATCTGCTGGCACCCAATATTATATTTCTGCAATCCCTAGTTCGACCACTGTATCGATTAGCCCATATCAGCGTGTTGATTCAACAACTACAGCAACCACAGTAACCTCGGCAACATTGCCAGGTTGTACAATCGTTGGCACAACACTTACAGTTGGTAGTGGTGTAACTGGTACTATCACAGCAGGTATGCTATTATCTGGTGGTACTGTTACTGCCGGTACATATATTATTTCTAATATCAGTGGGGTCAGTGATGGCAGTACTTGGTTGATCAGCACAAGCCAAACAGTGTCATCACCGACAAGCATTACTGCTACAGGCTATAATGTTAACATTGGTAGCACTACTGGAATACAAAGAGGTCAACCGATCTCAATTACAGGTACTACGTTTGGCAACATTGTAAGTGGAACTGAATACTACATCGCTGCTATTTCGTCATCATCAACTGTGGTCTTAAGTTCAACCGCAGCAATGACTGCCGTGTTTGTTGTTACCGCAGCGACCGGTACTGCATCAACAGTTGCTAAATTTAAGCAGTATGCAGTTTCAACAACTTCAGGATCTATATCAACTGTTATCAGCGGCGGAATTACTGCGACTGTAACTGCTAATAGTGGTACTGGAGTATTCACTACTCCCTACGCACACGGATTTGTAGCAGGTGATGTTATTAAAGTTAGTTCGTCAGGAACACTGGCAACTGGCCTAGTTACCAATGCACATTACTTTGTTCTAGCTGCTGGATTAACTACAACATCATTTACTCTATCACTATCTCCAGGTGGTACTGCTATATTGACATCAGGTACTCCTACCGGAACAATGTATGTTGGAAAAGTACAAGGACGTGCTGGTGATAACTATGTTGCCGTAGTTGCACTAGGGCCATACGACAGAGCGAGAGCAGTTGGATCAGTATTCAACTTCAAAGGTGTTGATTATATTATCACTCGTTACGATCCAGAAACTGTAACTAACACAGCGTTCGGTCGTGTCTATGTCGAAAGAATCAATCTCACAACTGGCGTACAAACTGCTACAGGTTTTGCAGACAGCGTGGTTTCATATGTATCAGCAGTAACACTAAAAGCTTCTGTGCGCAGAGGCAGTTCAAATGCCAACGGTACACTAACAATTCGTATTGCGTTGACTCGTGTTACAGGACACGACTTACTAGATATCGGTACTGGATCATATGCAGATACAAACTATCCAAACGAAATCTACGGGCCAGCTGTTAATGCTCGTAACCCCGCAGGCGAAACTGTCGAACGATCAGTGGGTCGTGTGTTCTATGTAACCACTGACCAATACGGTAACTTTAGAGTAGGCCCGTACTTCAGCGTTGATCAAGGTACTGGTAAGGTATCGTTCTCTGCAGCGATTGCGTTGAGTAACTTGGACGGTCTAGGATTTAAACGTGGTGTTCCGATCAGTGAATTCTCAACAGACTCGTCATTCGCTAATAATGCAACTGACACAGTACCGACACAGAATGCTACACGTATCTACATTGAACGTAGACTAGGCCTAACACACTCTGGTGCTGCTGTTGATCCTGGACAATTAATTCCAATCAACACTGGTGGTTTCTTAGCATTGAACGGTTCCTTGAAGATGAAGGGCAATGCAGACTTTAATAATAATAAGATTATTAATTTAACAAACCCAACAGATCCTCAAGATGCAGTTAACCTAAGAAGTTTAACACTGGCTAACATTACTGGTTTTACATTTACTAGCCCGTCAAATAGTCAACTTGCCACATTCAATAGCAGTGGTTTTGTTGTTAACTCATCAATGGCTGGTGATGCTACAGTAGTCTTAAGTGGAAATACGCTAACACTTACAATATCAGCAGGTGCCATTGTAAACAGCAAGATTAGTGCTTCGGCAGCTATTGACCAAAGTAAATTGGCAATGACCGCTGCAGGTACGAGAACAAATGCCACAGGTATCACACAGGCAGAAAGAGGACTTGCAAGTTTTGATGATACTCAATTTACAGTAACCAATGGCTGGGTAACTGTCAAGGATAATGGCCTAACACTACCTAAGATTGCACAGATTTCAGCATACAGTGTGTTAGGTAATAATACCAATAGTACAGCTAATATAACTGCTGTCGGATATTCATCGGTCGTCGACACTGGCGGTGGTATTAAAAAATCACAGTACGGATCAACTGGTTTCTTGAGAAGAACTAACTCATCAGTCAGTGGTGGAACACTCGATACCGATTATTCAATTGTTGAAATGTCGGCAAATGCAGACGCCAGCAAATTAGTTGTTCGTGACAGTAACGGTGATTTTGCTGCTAGAGTCATTAGCGTTGATCAAATTAAAGTTGACACTAACTTAGCTATTGATACTTCTACTGCGGCTAGTGGTGGATATGTTAGATTCTACGGTTGGAACACAGTCGGTGGTGTGTTAATACAATCCGGATCAACAGCCAGTGATAACAAAACATTGTACTGGAATGACACTCATCAATTCAAGTCCAAAGATGGTGCAACTGATGCACCAATTACAGCGTCTTCGATACAGGTAACTGCGATCACAACAGGCGGCAATACTGCAACTGGTACGATAACTGGACGATGGACATTAACTGGAACTTCGCCGAGCGAATCAAGATTACAATCGACATACTCCGCTGACTTAGCCGAGTACTATGAAGGTGACAAAGAGTATGAAGTTGGTACTGTCTTAGTATTTGGTGGGGATAAAGAAGTCACAGTCGACGGTAAACTTGGCAGTACAAGAGTTGCAGGTGTTGTTTCTAACACAGCGGCCTTTGTGATGTATGATGCTTGCCCAGGACTTAAGAACTTAGTAGCCTTGCAAGGTCGTGTACCAGTTAAGGTTGTTGGTAAAATACAAAAAGGAGATCTGCTAGTGACATCCAAAATTCCAGGTGTTGCTGTATCAGCTGGCGAAGATGCTAAGACCGGTACAGTAATCGGTAAAGCATTAGAAACATATGATTCGGATCATATAGGTACAATTGAAGTAGCGGTAGGGAGATCATAATGGCTATCAATCAAAATATCAAACTCGGTCCTGCTCCTCTACTATGGAGTAACCTCGACAGTGCCTTTAAATTAATTAATCAAAACTTTGATGTTATTGCTGCAAACATCGGCGGCTCGGCTGCTGATTTTTCTAGTTTAAATTCCTCTGTAACTCCGGCAACCACTAACTCATTTGTACTAGGCACTGATACAAAACAGTGGAAGGAATTGCGTCTAGCTGATGCTTCAGCGATACCAGGTTCGGAATTTAACGGACTGTGGTTAGGTGCTGCACAGATTAAGAGCGCAAGTGGCATTGTAGATCTACCTGCAGGTACTACAGTTGCAGGTGCTCAAATTTTCGATACTAATAGAACTGCATTTAAAACAATTTCTGTTAGCGGACAATCAGACGTAGTTGCAGATAGTTATACCGATACACTAACATTAGCAGCTGGTACTGCTATGACAGTGACTACCAATGCAGCCACTGATACAATCACATTTACCAACACTGGTGTTACTAGCCTAACAGGTAGTGCTGCTATCAGTGTGTCTAATTCAACTGGCGCTATTACAATTACTAATACAGGTGTTACAAGAATTACCGCTGGCGCTGGTATGACCATTGATCAGAACACTGGGAATGTCACAATCACTAACAGTGGTATTAGAGGTATAGCTGTTGTTACCGGTCTTAGTTTGTCAATCGATGCCACCACAAAAATTGCAACATTAAACAATACTTCCCCAGCATCGGCACTGTTTACATTTAGAAACTTATCTGTACCGGGAGCAAGTTTGATTACTGCTTCAAGTAGTACTGATACGCTGACAATGATCAAAGGATATGGTATTGGTATCACGACCGTCCCATTAACTAAGACAATGACCATCAGTGTAGATCCAAAGATCGACATCACTGGATCTGTATTCTCTGATAACTCCTCATTGCTGGTTGATGGTACTGGCGCAAGAATTGTAGGTGATGTTTATACGTCTGTATTGAGAACCAGTGAAACAAAAATAACACTTGGATATAGTGCGGGTGCTACATCACAAGGCAACGCTACTGTTGCAATTGGTGCGTTTGCCGGACAAACTACACAAGGTGCCAATGCAGTAGCTGTCGGATTTAATGCCGGCCAAACTACACAAGGTGCCAATGCAGTAGCTATCGGTCAGACTGCTGGATATAATGGTCAAGGTCTCGATGCAGTAGCTGTCGGAATAGGGGCTGGATATACTGGTCAAGGTGCGCAGGCCATTGCAATCGGTAAACTAGCAGGTCAAACCAATCAACACGCAAACTCAATAATTCTAAATGCTAGTGGTAGTGCATTACAAAGCGATGGTACAAGTAGATTCTACGTGAACCCTGTGCGCAGTGGTGCTAACACTGGAAACATCCTACAGTACAATACATCAACAAAAGAAATTTCATATGGCTCAACTGTTACTGCAACAGTTGTTGGTAATGTCACAGGTAACGTAGTTGGCGACTTAAAAGGTACCGTAGTTGCAGATGATTCAACAATACTAGTAGATGCTGTAGCAGGCAAAGTAGTTGGACCTATTGATACAACCACAATCAATGCTACTGGAGCAACGCAGCTCTATGCTGTTAAGAAAACCTATGCATCGATCGCTGGTGCGACAGGTACAGTTATACACGACATCAACAACGGTGATGTGTTTGTACACACTGGGCTACAAGGTAACTTCAACGTTGACCTGTACAACCTAAATCTAGCCAATGGTCAGTTTATGGAAATCAAAATGATACTGATACAAGGAGCAACAGCTCGTGTTCCAAACGCTATTTTGATTAACGGCAGTAACACTGGCATTACATTAAACTGGGAAAATAATGTTGTTATTACCGGTAACAATAACAAGAAAGACATAGTAACATTTAGTTTATATAGAAACGGATCTGCTTACAGCGTATTTGGTATGCTGAGAACATTCGGATAATAGGGTAAATATTAAAAGAGAGCGTAGACAATGACCATACAAACAATAAACATAGGTAATGTAGTTAATGACGGGTTAGGTGATGACCTGCGAACTGCATTCCAAAAAGTAAACGCAAACTTTACAGGGCTATCCGCAGAACTAACAATTACCGGTCGAAATCTCGGAGCCAGTGGTGCTGCTGTGTTTAAACAGAAACTTGGTACAGAATTAGAATTTAGAAATCTAGTTGCTGGCACTAAGATGCAGTTTAACGAAACCAGTGATTCTATCATTGTTAATAGTACGGCTCCTGATTCGTTTACGCGGATCGATACTAATGCTGGATATGTAACGGCCAATCCTAGTAATGCAGGACATATTACTTTGCAGGGCGGGCGTGATATTGATGTTACAACATTAGGTAATACGATCACAGTTAATACTATTTTGCCAGTTACAAAAATTTTAACCACATTCGACTTTGGTCCGATAGGCAGAAACTTCACAACGTCCACGCAACTTTCCCTAGCATTTGCCAACATAGATTTTGGAACTATAACTACCCCGAGCCTGATAAATGTTGACAGTGGCTTGTTAACAATCTAAGGAATTAACCGATGGCATTAGCTTGGTCAACAGCCGCAGGAAGCCTAGGAATTATAACTGAACGTATTACAGTTGATATTCCATTAACAGTTACCACGACAACTTCACATCCAATAGTATATACAGTAATCTCAGGTGATTTACCTAGAGGATTAAGACTGTACAATAATAGAATTGTAGGAAGTCCGGTTGAAGTTATTAGATTCACTACCAGTAGATTTGTTATAAGAGCAACAGATACAGTCGACGTAGAAGATCGAACATTTAGTTTATCTGTAGATGGCTCTGATGTTCCGCAGTGGCTTACGCAAGATGGATTCCTTAATGTAGGACCACAAGAAGCATATTATGTTCTAGACAACGCCTATGTAGATTTTCAACTAGAAGTCTATGATCCAGATGTTATTGCTGGTGATGTATTAAGCTTCTATCTCATACCCACTGGTGGTCAACTACCGCCTGGACTGTCATTAACAAAAGATGGTAGAATTTTTGGATTCACTGATCCTATATTTTCTGTAGAATATAATTATTTTACATCCGGCTCGTACGACACATTTCCATATGATAATATTCCGTTAGATTTTGTCGATGCAAAAAGTAACGGTTACGATTCTTTCTTCTACGATGATACTACCTATGACTTCAGTTTAGTCAGTCGTGTCCCGCGACATCTGAGTCGGATCTATACATTTGCTGTGGCAGTCACAGACGGCGCTAATACAGTTAATAGAGCATTTAAAATTTATGTCGTAACAGAAGAATTCTTAAAATCAGATAACAGTCTGCTACAGGTAGATACCAATTTATTCCAGGCAGATGCCGACAGTCGAAGAATTCCATTATGGATTACCGAAAGTTATTTAGGGAGATATAGGGCTAATAACTATCTAACGATTTTCTTAGAAGTATATCACCCAACATCACTTAACGGATATTTGAGCTATTTCTTAGTGCAGGTATCAAAGACCTGGCAACCAATAACTAGTTATGCAGTTGATGATGTAGTTCATTATGTGTATACTGTCGACGGATTACCCCGAGATGGTGGAAATTGGATCTGTATCGCTAATCACACATCGATCACTGGAGTCACCCCAGATATTGATCCCACTCATTGGACTGAATACGGACTCCCTCCAGGAATGACTTTAGATCAACTTACTGGCGAGGTTGCTGGTCGAATTCCATATCAAACTCGCATCAGTAAGACCTATACCTTTAGAATACAAGCTGTGAATTTTGATGTCACAGAACTTTCTTCTAACTATAATCTTAGAGGAGAGTGGAATTCAATAACTATATACTATCCAAATGATGCTGTTCGTTATGACGGATTTGTCTACATCTGTCTAGTTACCAATAAAAATGTTAGCCCACTTGAAATATTATACTGGAAAAGCAGTATTTCAGAAACAACAAAAACATTTACCATTGACCTAATTGGTGAAATTGAAAGTGGTATCACTTGGAACACTGACAGCGATCTAGGCTCCATTAAACCTAATCAGCCTAGCACTGTCAGTGTTAGTGCCACCAGTTTACTGTATGGCGGCAGAGTAGCCTACGAACTTGTAAAGGGATCATTACCACCTGGCTTAGGATTCTTGCCTTCTAATGGGATTATCGAAGGTAAAGTAAAACAATTTGCAGATGCAGATGGTCCAGGGTTGACTAGATTTTATGAAGTTATAAACAGCGAAAATAACTTTTCGTCATTCTGGGATGGTGGTACAACGACTTTTGATAAGAAATTTACATTTACCATTAAAGCCAGAGACAGTGTTAATTTTTCAGAAGTATTGAAATCGTTCTCACTAACTGTGATAGCAGACAATGCCAAGACATTTGCCAACCTGTTTGTCAAAGCATTTCAATCCAAAGAAAAACGTTTAGAGTGGTATAATTTTATTACAGACGCAAACACGTTTGTGCCAACAGAATTATATCGGTACGGCGATTTAAATTTTAGCGTACAAACAGAAATTAAAATGCTTGTATATGCAGGCATTGAAAGTACAACCGCGGTCAAATATGTGCAGGCAATGAGCAGAAATCATTACAGAAAACGTTTGAAATTTGGTGGACTGAAATCTGCACAGGCGAAAGATCCAATTACACAAAAAACAATTTACGAAGTCGTCTATGTAGAGATAATAGACGATCTAGAAAAAGACATATCTTCAAATAATAATCCTGGATCAACATTGTCTATCAGTAATACTGTTCAGTTAAGTAACACTATCAATAGTCCAGTGCTAGTTAGTTACGATGCTATAAGAATCGACAGCGATATTCCATTGGCTAGCGATCGTGATCACCAGCGAGTTTTTCCAAACTCAATAAAGAATATGAGAAAAAGAATACAGGGTGTGGGTAATAGAGATCGAGAATTTTTACCGCTTTGGATGCGTAGTATACAAGACAAGGACAGCAGAGAAACAGGATTTGTTAAAGCATTGGTGCTGTGCTATGTAAATCCAGCATCGGGTAGTATTTCTTATTCAGAAAATATAATAAACAGAATTAAGGCTAAAATCCGAGATGAGAATTTTGATTTTAGAGTGTTTGACTTTGAAATTGATCGATATCTAATCGACATCATCAACGGGGAAATACAGGATAAATATCTTGCGTTTCCACAACGTAAGGAAAAATTACCGTGACCAGTGCAATTAACTACAATATAATAAACGAAAACTTTCCTGTTCCAGGACAGGACAACGATACTCAGACCTTTAGAGATAACTTCAACTCGATTAAAAATAACTTTAGAGAAGCACAAGGCGAAATAACAGCCTTGCAGACAAATTCAGCTAAAACTAATACATCAAATGATTTTAAATATAACACAGTATCTAAGGCAAAATTCCAAAATAACATAGAAGCTGTATTTGATTTTGGTGGACCAATGACTGCTGCACCGGTCGCACAAGAAGTAAATTTTGAAAACGGTCCATACCAAGTTATACGATTAGCCACTAACTTTGTTTTAAACTTTAAAGGATTCCCAGGGGATCCGACAAATATTGAAACTACTAAAGTGGGTGTCGGTCGTGTGACATTAGAAATTTATAGCGATAGCACAACTCCTAGAACTGTAACATTTAGCACTTCGGGTGGTACTGTTATTAAAAAGAGTGCAAACTGGCCTGTTGATTTAACTGCTGATTCAACTTCCAATCCTACCATAATTGAAATTTGGAGACGCAGTCAAAACACAATTTTCATTAACTATCTAGGAAAATTTAGTTAATGTTCCATCCATTTGAAGGCGATCTAAGCCAACTCAAAGACAACGAAGTAGAAGAAAAGCTCTTCGAACTCAATCGTAAATATTTTGCTGCCGCACGTTTAGGTAAACCTGACCTCTTGACACAGCTCGCTACTTTTGTTACAATATATAAAAATGAACTTTCTCGTAGATATATGTTGAGATCGAAACAAAACTTAGATGGCGATATGGATCAATTGATTAATGTGGACTGAAAATAATACTGAAGCAGAACTAATAGAAGGCATACTACGACACGGTCCAGATATTTTGGAACATTGTCAAACTTCTGATGATCTAACAAAATACATCAATCGATTATCCGAAGAACATCTGCATTACCCAACTCCTAAAAATACTGTCGATATGACAAACTGGTTTATACCATACGAGTATAAAACAATGGATATTTTAGATTGGCTCTATCAGCGATGTCCAACTCCGGAAATACGAGAGAGGGTAGTTGAAGAACTTCGACTATTTGCCAAACACGATATGATTCCAGTACTTAAAGCAATGAAATATATCGTTGATACCCTGCGAGCTAATAACATAGTTTGGGGAGTAGGGCGTGGATCTAGTGTAGCCAGCTATGTGCTTCACATTATAGGCGTCCACAAGATAGACAGCATTAAATACAATATACCAATAACAGAGTTCTTTAAAGGAGAATAAAATGGGTAAAACTTATACAAGTATGCAGGGTAAAGAGATTGATATGGAAAAGCTCTCTTTGCAAAATGAAACAACACCGGCAGTAGGCAATGCTAAAGTTAATGCTCGCGGTGACGAACTAGGCCCAGGCGGAAAAATTGTTCGCACACGTGAACAGATTCTACAAGACTACTATGCTCAAAACTCTAGATCAGTGGACGAAAAAGCACTAAGTCGCAAAGCCTAAGGAATCAAAATGTCATTTGCATTTGAAGCAAAAAAGGTTAAAGTACGAGCGTTGTCTAAAGATGTCCTAGTGATCAATATGGATATGGGCGAGATGGTCACAGCAGGTGGCATCGTAGTTGCCAGCGATAACGGTAAAGCACACGGTGTCAAACCACGCTGGGCCAAAGTTTATAAGGTTGGCAGTGAAGTTGACTTTGTTAAAGAAGGCCAATGGATTTTAATCGAACACGGCCGATGGACCCGCAAGATCAAGATCGATGACGGCGAAGGCGAGAAAGAGTTTCAGAAGGTAGAAACCAAATCAATATTACTGGTATCCGACGAACAACCTGATACTGCATATTGGGGACAGGAATTTTCAAATGGCGACAGTATGAACATCCGTCCAGACGACTTTATGCCAGGCAATCTACAAAATTTCCAATAATGGGCTTTAGAAAAAATTGGGATATTGGTGAAGTATCACGCCAGGTACACACCATAGCCCGTGAATGTTCCAGCCCATACAATGACGGCTTTACTGCATTCGAACTTAAAAAAGATCTATACCAAATTAAGTTTATGGTTGAAGCTGCATTATCCAATTCTCCAAAATTCGAAGGCGAAGAAAACTGGTTGACAGAACAAGAAAAAAAGCGTATAATAAACATATTAAAATCATAATAAGAAAGTAGTGTAATGAAAATTGGATTGATAGGTTGTGGATTTGTAGGCAACGCTATTGCCTGGGCGCATAGAGCAGACGAAATTATTATACGTGATCCTAAGCTCAAAGATTCTGCTAGTTTAGATCAATTTAATAGCTGTGATGCAATCTACGTATGCGTACCCACTCCGTCGACTGAAGACGGCCACTGCGATACTTCTATTTTGGAAAGTGTTCTTAAAGAACTATTGTTTGTTAACATCAATAAACGTATTCCAATTATTTCAAAAGTAACTGCACCGCCTAGCGTTTACGAACGACTAGGCAAAGAATACCCAAATCTCGTACATTGCCCAGAGTTCTTAACTGCGGCCAATGCTATGACCGATTATCAAAACTCAGACTACTTTGTGTTAGGCGGCGATAAAGAATACTGTGAGATGGCAAAAGAAGTTATCGAATGTGGTGTTCCGTTAGTACACGAAAAATTCCTGATGACTGATATTAAAACTGCGTCATTATACAAATATATGATGAACAGCTATCTTGCTATGAAGGTTACATTTATGAACGACTTCAAAGCACTTGCAGATGTTCACAATATTGAATTTGACAAACTAACAGAATTGTCTGTCTTTGATGACCGCATTGGGCACACACATATGAAGGTTCCTGGTCCTGACGGCCAATACGGTTGGGGCGGCGCCTGCTTTCCTAAAGACGTTGCTGCCATAATAATGGAAGCTATCGATCAAGGTGTTGACTTTGAGCTAATGGATCGAGTAGAATCAATTAATAAAAAACAAAGGAAAAACAATGACTAACGCATTTAGAGATCAAGAGAAGTTTATGAAGGCCTGTGATCAAACAGTCGACGGCTTTAATCAAGATCAGTTTAAGCTGTACGTGAGTTTGATCGAAGAAGAATCTGACGAACTTAAAGTTGCTATTGATAATAATGATCAAGTAGAAACACTGGATGCACTAGTTGATATTCTTGTTGTGACCATTGGTGCTATCCATTCGATGGGTGCAGATGCAGAAGGTGCTTGGAAAGAAGTTATGAGTACTAATTTTGCCAAGATTGATAAAGAAACTGGTAAGGTTCGTAAGCGTGAAGATGGCAAAGTATTAAAGCCTACAGGATGGGTTCCTCCGAATCTCAAACCATTTGTTTAAATTTTGGTTAAAAAAATCTAGACATTTAAACAATGTCTATGTTATAATACAAGAAGCAGATTTTTAAATAAAAGGACATCAAATGAGTAATCATTCAGAAGCAGTAGAAGATATTAAAAAAGCTAAGGAAGCACTAAATTCTCTTAATTACCACGATCTTAAGAAGACAGCTCATCCGGATCCAGTCAAGCACAAGTATATCAGTTTTATCAAAAGTGGATTTAGGATTGCTGCCGGCTTTACTCTAGCATTTGGATTTTTACAAGGCGCTGGCTTGTTGTTAGTACTGGCTGAAATTCTAGGTATTGCCGAGGAAGTGGTGTGAATATAGATGTAGAAAATGCCGCTAGTTTTTTAGCGGGCAGTATTTTAATCAGCCTCGGTATCATTATATTTGTTATTTGCTGTGTTGTTATTAATAACATCATACACAAATATTGGAAACCTATTAACCTGTTCACACCAGACAGTTGGAAGGGATTCTTTCCTCCAGCCGAAATAAGATACATTGAACCAGAAACGAATACGACGACTACGTCAAAGGAAATTAAATGAAAGAATTATGGGTAGAGAAATATCGTCCTAAGACAATAGACGGTTATGTGTTTCGAGATGAGCATCAAAAGAAACAAATACAAACCTGGATCAAAGATCAATCTATCCCGCATTTAATTTTTAGTGGTACTGCTGGTATCGGTAAAACTACAATGGCAAAGATCCTAGTTGAAGAACTAGGTATTGAGGATTACGATGTTCTAGAGATTAACGCATCACGTACAAACTCTGTGGACGATGTTCGCGATAAGATTGTTAACTTTGTACAGACAATTCCGTTTGGTCCGTTTAAGGTCGTACTACTTGACGAGGCCGATTATCTGTCACCAAACGCACAGGCAGCACTACGTGGTGTGATGGAAGAGTATCATCAGACTGCTCGTTTTATTCTAACCTGTAACTATCCTAATCGTATTATTCCAGCATTACATAGTCGTTGTCAAGGCTTCCACGTTGAGAAAGTAGACCAGACTGAATTCATTGCTCGTGTTGCCACTATACTTGTTGAAGAAAACATTGACTTTGATCTTGATACATTGGATCTCTACGTTAAAGTAGCCTATCCCGATCTACGTAAATGTATTAATCTCGTACAACAAAACTGCCAAGAAGGTAAACTGATATCACCAAATCAAAGTGATGCTGGTGAGCAAGACTGGAAGTTTGATATGGTTACTCTGTTTAAGGCGGGAAAGATCTCAGAAGCACGTAAACTACTCTGTGGTAAAATACGTTCTGAAGAAATGGAAGAAGTCTATGTGTGGTTGTATAACAATCTAGATGTATTTGGCGATGAGCAGAAACAAGATAGTGCTGTTCTCATTATTAAACAAGGTCTAGTAGATCACGGACTTGTAATTGATACTGAAATTAACCTTGCGGCCACAATGATTAAACTGGCAAGACTAAACGGGTAATCTATGGCTGATCGTTATATGATTGTCTACTATCATCAACAGCCCGATGGTAAGTTCCTTGAATTGACAGAATTCAAAGACAATCTAAAAAGTAAAACAAAAGCAAAAGCTTCTGTAGTTCTAGATTTTAAGAAACGTAAAGTTATAAAGAACAGCATCAATCCTGATGCTGACTTTATCTCCATTCTTGAAATGTACAAAAAACTGCTAGGGGATCAGTTGACCCCCTACCTTAACTAAGCATCTCCGTAAATCGCTAGAACCTCCTTAACTGCTTCGTGGCGTTCCACATCTTCTGCTGTGAAGCTGCACAGATCTACGTATCTGTGATTATGGAAATTATTAAACAACCCAAGGAATTCTAGTAGGCCATTGTTGCTAGGACGATCTGCTTGTTGCAGGTCTCCAGTAACTACCATTCTAGATCCTATCCCTAACCTAGTTAACAGCATTTTCATCTGACTAGGTGTCGCATTTTGCATTTCGTCTGCAATGATTACCGCATTTTTAAATGTACGGCCTCGCATATAAGCTAGAGGACTGGTTTCAATCACCCCTTCTGATACAAAGTTTTCAATTTCTTTAACTGAGTAATTTTCTGCGAAGACATCCATAATTGGTCTAGTCCAAGGTTCCATTTTTTCTTGCAACGTACCTGGAAGAAACCCGTGGTCTTCATCTACCGACACTGCTGGTCTTGTAATGATAATCTTATCACAGTGACCGTATTTCAATTGATCTATCGCCCACTGAACGGCCAGCATAGTTTTGCCTGTACCGGCTGGGCCGATGGCAAAGACTATCATTTTCTGGGGATCGTTAAGTTTGAGTAAGTAAGTTTCCTGACTTAGGTTTTTGGGATAAATTTGAACTCTACGGCGTTTGTCATCTAGACGTTGATTGATATTTATTACATTTGCCTGCAGATGCACTGCTTGCGCTCTTTTTCGCTTCATATAAGGTTAGCCCTCCTTTAAATGTGTAAGGCACGGACCTTTTAAACCGTCGTGTCCGTGTCCGAACACAAACTTATTTAACGATCTAGTCAGAATATAATAAGTTATGTTAAATTTTTAGCTGGAATAAATACAAAGGGAGATACTATGGCGAATATTAAAGACGTACTTAAAAACATAGAACAGGTCTACGGGTCTAACAACAGCTTGAATATGCTTAAAGATTTCGAGCGAGTTATTGACGAACTCGACACTTATGTATACGATAACTGGATCGACGGGGAACTTGTAGAAGGACCTAAAGAAGGTCGATATTTTGTAGAATGCACATTTATGTGGCCTAAGGACAAAATGCCAGAACCGGTGGGCGGAATGCGTCTATTAGAGTACGGCTGTAAAGTTCAATTCAAAGAAACACAAATTGCCAAAGTCCGCAAAATTAAAAAGCCAGACGATATTCGTCCAGGTACAAAGAAAGGCAAAATTGATCACGAAGATGTATGGATGGTCAAAATTATGATGCCTAAGAAATTAATGAACGACATCGATCGCGGTTACACTGAATTAGATAAGAATAAAGTTGAAGATGCGATCACACAGAATGGCGGTGTTAACGCACACATCGACCCAGCAGAACAACAGGCACAGGAGATGGCTAATGCACCAGCAGAACAACCAGCAGCTTAACGAAGGCCTTCGTCCGCTGGACTTGAAAGAAATGATCTATCCTACCTTTAAGGTAGACACCTATCGTTCAAAGATGGGCGAGGACAAAGATATTTGTGTTCTTACATTTGAAGTTAAAGATCGTCAACCTGCTAAAGACCTAATGGAGTTTTTAGAAAAAGGCTATGACTATGTGTTAGATGCAGATGTTAGTTCGGGCGAAAATGAAGATGGTGAATATTTTGTATTCGTTGAACTTCCAAGATCGTCTCGCCTTGCAGAACACATTAGAGAAATCACCTACGGTGTACATAAACTAACAGGTATCGACGATTTTAAATTTAAGTACTATAAAGACGATCGTGAACACGAAGTTTCTGAAGAAACACTGAGAAATATTATTCCCGAGTCAGCATCAACATATGAAAATATGATGACTAAGGTTAGGACAGAAGAAGTTAAAAGATTCTTTACAAAAACGCTAATGGACGATTTTACATTAGAGGGTGATGTAATTACTATACACAAACCGTTTAATCAAAAAATACAATTAAGAATGGTCAAAGAAGGGGCTGTTGATTCTATCCTAGAAGGAGTCACAGATCCGATCACTATGGATCAAGATGCTATGAGTGAAATATTTTGGCTGACTAAAGTGCTAGGTGACTACAACATCAACAAAGTTGGTGACAGTTTTATGTTTGACAACAAAGGTCAAGCAATCTTACTACAAAGGATATAACAATGGCTTTTACATTTGATTTTACTAAAGAACAACTTTCTCAATTAATTCCAGGTAATCCGTATATTGATCATTGGTACGAAGCATTTTGTACTCTGTTACCTGACTACGAAATTGATACTCCTCAACGTGTTGCAGCTTTCCTAGCACAATGCGCTCACGAGAGTGGTGGCTTTAGAGCACTAAAAGAAAACTTAAATTACAAAGCAGAAAGTCTTTGCAGAGTATTTCCAAAGTACTTTCCTAATATGGACATAGCAAATCAGTATGCTCATAACCAAGAAAAAATTGCAAACAGAGTTTATGGCGGACGTATGGGCAATGGCCCAGAAGATTCCGGCGATGGATTTAAATACTGCGGTAGAGGCCTTATACAACTCACAGGTAAACAGAACTATACAAAATTCGCAGAAAGCATTGATACACCAGTTGAAGACATTCCAGAATTTCTAGCAACATTCGAAGGTGCTATCCAATCAGCCTGCTGGTTCTGGGAAACAAACAACCTAAATCAATATGCAGACAAAGGTGACATACTAACAATGACCAAACGTATTAACGGTGGCACCATTGGATTAGAAGATCGTCAGAAGCATTATAATCACGCACTACACGTATTTGGAGCTTAATAATGTGGCAATTTGGTTGGATGGTTAATCTAATTCCAGATAGCATTTTAATTTGGGTTTACTACATAATACTAGGTCTAGGTGTGGCCTGTTACGTTGCCAGCAAACTGGTTTCGTGGATCCCAATGATGGGACAATACAAATTCCCCGTAGAAGTTGTTGGAGTGATACTATTAGTCATAGGATCTTATTTCTACGGCGGCTACGGTACTGAGATGTCTTGGCGTGAAAGAGTTAAAGAATTAGAAGGTAAGGTCACAGCAGCCGAAAAGAAATCAGATGAGGCAACTGCCAAAGTCGAAATTAAAGTAGTAGAGCGCATCAAAGTTGTAGAAAAGAAAGTTGAAGTTGTAAAATTACAGATAGAAAAAGATAAAGAAATTATCAATGCAGACTGTAAAGTTAACGAAACAGCAATAAAAGATTACAATGCTGCGATCGCTGATCCGGACGATGCTGTAAAGGAGAAAAAATGAGAAAACTAGCATTAGTATTCTTATTGGCAGTTTTAACAGGCTGTAGCACTACTGCTCCTGTCATTATGAAGTTTCCGGAAGCGCCTCCCTCATTAATGGAACCGGGTGATAAACTAACACCGTTAACCAAGGAAAAGCCCGAACTTAGCGATCTAATAGATAATGCTAACGAGAACGCCGGAAAGTACTATCAACTGAGAGAGAAGTACAGAGCCTGGCAGGAATGGTATACACAGCAGAAACAGATATTTGATAGTATCAAATAAATACAGTTATAATAGGAGCGGAGTAAATGACAGAACAAAGCGCAAGCGAACAAAAGAAAGAAGATTGGATGAACAGCAAATGGCGTCCAATGATGGGTTGGATGTATATGTTAGTATGTATGTTCGATATGATTTTATTTCCAATCCTGTGGAGTTTGCTACAAACAGTAACGCATACTCCGATTACCCAATGGAACCCCCTAACATTACAAGGTGCTGGATTATTCCACATCGCAATGGGTGCAGTCCTTGGAATTGCGGCATTCGGTCGTACACAAGAAAAACTAAATGGAGCAAACAATGGCGGAGCAACAGTACCATCAAGCAACTTTACAGCACCTAGCACAC